CCGCCTCCGCCGCCTCCGCCGCCTCCGCCGCCTCCGCCGCCAGAGGATTTGGGAGCATTAGCTGCTCCAGCAGTTTTATTACCCGTTGAAATACCCCCGCCGCCGGAACCAGTAGATGTCATAGTTTTGATAACTGGAAAAGTCTCTAATCTATCTGGAACGTTTAAAACACTAACACCTTTTGCTGTTACGGTATCTTTTTTTCCCGTTATTGGATCAACTATTGTATACGCAGTATCTTGATAAGTAATTTCTTGGTGTCCTGGTATTGCTTTTTGAACTTCATCTAGCTCAACATCATAACCCATTTTTGCAAATGCTTCTTGAACCTGATCGCTTGTCAGCCCAGCATCAGCAATTAATTGATTACATTGTGCAATAAAGTCATCATATCCTTCTAATTGAACACCAGCTTCAAGAGAAGGTAACTCTGTATTTTTAATTAAATCTCCCAGTTTATTTCTTGCTTCTACTACGCTTTCGGTATCTCCATCTGTTTTTATATTAACAATGTAATCTGCGGCGGCTGCTTGCTGTAATTGTCCTAATGCTTTTGTATTTCCCTCGGCAGTCTGCTTCATTAGCTTAATATTTTCAGCATTATCAAAAAAGCTATCTGATAAATCATCATTACTATTTAATAATTTTTTTATGGATTGTTTTAAATCATCATAAATCTTTACATCTTCTGCACCAGACAATTTAATTTTTCCAGTTGTTTCATCAATTAACTTTGTCCATTCGCCATAAGAATCTATAATTTCACTATAGCCTTGATTCATTATAGCATTTCTAGCAGAAATTTCATATGCTAAACCTTTTTCTTCTTCTTTTATTCTTCCTATTGAGGTTAGATATTCTGCCATATTCGCTACTTCATCAGCAGAGACACCAGCTTGAACAGCTTCATTTGTTGCCGCTTGAGCAATTTGATTTTGAGTACCTCCATTTTCTCGTACTTCATCCGGACTTCCAATAACTTTAGAATTCTGTAAATATTGTTGATTTTGTTGTAAGTTATTTACAGCACTAGTAATAGCTTGAGCTAAAGCCTGAGCGGAAGCATCGTCAAGTTGTAAGACTTTTCCAGGAGTATAAGCTTGGCCATTAGCGTCTTGAACAACCCCTATTTGATTTTGTTTCATCCAATCAAAAATTGTTTGTCCTGTGACCCCTTCCTCAGCAGAAATGGCATCCATATCTCCACCATAGCGTTCCATCTGCTGTTGATAAAATTCGCCTCTCTTTATCTGCTGTTCGAGTTGAGCAGTGGTATTATCGTTTAGAACTCCAATCAATTCTTGTAAAGTGCTAATTAATTGTTCATTAGTTCCACCAAGATATTGGTAAGTACCGTCAAGATTCTTTTGGAAGTTTTCCGCATCAATTCCATATTTGACTAGGGATTCTTTGTCCTCTTCCGAGATTGACGAGCTTCCATTTTCTTTTAAACTATTAAGTAAAGTCTGAGCCTTTGCATATTCACTAAATACATCCGTACTATCATAAACTTCAAGCGCGCCACTAGCTTCCTTTAATTTATCAATCCATTCTTGAGTTTGCTTGATTGGGAAATCATAGCCCATTCCTTTCAACATATCAATCCAAGAACGAATTGAACCCATATTTTTGAAATTGACATTTTCTAAGCTATCAAGAATTTGAATCATTTTTTCTGGATTCTTTCCATTAAAATCATTCATTGCAGCTAAAATATTTTTTAATTCAATCACAGTCGAGCCGCCAGCAGTTGCAGAAATATTATTTAAATTTTTTGCAAAATCAGAAGCTTGACCAGCAGTCATTTCTTGAGAATAAAGATTAAATAAATCTTTTGCGCTTTGGTTACTAATACTATTCTCGCTTTTTGTAAAAGAGTCGGTCGCCGCTTGTTGTGCAGCGTTAGCTAATTCCACCAAACTATCAGAACTCATATTAAGAGCTTCTGCTAATTTCTCCAAAGCTTCTTGGTCATTACCTAAGTAATCAGTTAAACTTTTTTCTGTATCTTTTCTAGTAAAATCACTACCTGAGCCGAGATACTTATTAATTTGATTTTGTTGAGCTTCTGTGTAGTTTTTCTGTGCAAACTCATCGAATCTGTCGAATCTCTTACTGCTTTCCTGTCCATTATAAAAAGCAGTTAATGCACTTCTAAGAGCCGAGATATCCATTTCACTAACTTGATCTTGAGAATATCCTCCAGCTTTTGTTAAAATATCCTGCATTAACTCTTTTCCTGTCTTCGAAGTATCAATATTACTAAACTCTCCATTCTTCAAAGTAGTCGCAAGAGTGGAAATTTCATCGTCGGTTATCGAATCTTTTAATTCAGTTGTTTTAACTAAAGTTGCCGCAATATTATCTGGTAAATTGGATTCTGCTGCAAGCAAATCAGTATAAGTCTTTTGAGAAGCTTCATTTTGAGCACGGAATCCTTCAAGATCATTTATAAGTTGAAGAACTTCTTGTGAAATATTTTTACCAGTAATTTCATTATAAGAATCATCTATATTGTTGTTTTTCATAATGTCAACAACTTTTTCTATATCAAGAGTTCCTTTATTATAAGCATCGTATAATTGCTGACGAACATCTTCATTATTATAAACATATTGAGCAGAATCCGATGCTTTATATATCGCACTTTCTGTTTGTGTTTCATATTTTTCTTGTGATTCTTGGCGCGCGGATTGTGCATAAGTAGTTTGAGCGTTTTTAGCTGCTTGCTGTTGTCTTTCAAGAAGAGTATTTTTGCCTTCATCAGAAATGACAAGTTCTCCGTTTTCACCAACAGACATATACTGCGCGAGTTCAGGATACTTATCAATCAAATCAAGAATTTGTTGATTACTCTTAATAAGTTGTTCATTCCACTCTAAGCTACCTTTAACTAAACCTTCAAAGGGATTTGTGTTTCCAATCTCATCAAGCGTATTCTTTAAAGATTCATATTCTGACTGGGCTTGAGAAGCTGCTTCTTTTGCTTGCTCTGTCAACCTCTCCAATTTAGAAGAAGTATCAACTAGAGACGAAATTGCACCAGCTATACCAATTATCGCAGCAATACCAGCCGCAATAGCTATCGCCCATGGCCCACCTGCCAAGGCCGCAGTTGCAGAAAATAATGAAAGTGCTGTATTAACTACGCTTAGAATGGCAGGTAATGTCATTAAGGCTGTTCCAAAAGAACTAACAGCTTTAGACGCTTCATCCATTCCAAGGTTCTCCAAATATCCAGAGAATCCTTGAAGAGCGATACCAGCCACACCAAGTGCATTTGCCACTTTTTGAGTGCTAACTGTAAATTTAGTATCAGTGGTTTTTGCCAATTTTTCAACCATAGAATCAGTAACTTCAACTTTCATTCCATATCGATCCATTAGTTGAATTTGTGTATCTAAATCGGACGCATTCATTACTTCTTTTAAGTGTTTTGCAGCCTCAACACCTTGAACACCACTTGGCGCCGTGATCGTAACATCTTGATTATCTAAGAAATTTGTTCCTTTTAAAAGACTCTTTTGTTCGTCTGTTAAACTTTTGATTTGTTCTGCAAAGTCTTGTCCCTTTTTAAAAGAAAAATCGATTGGAATTTCAATGGTTTCTCCAAAAAGACCTTTTAATCCATCTTTTGTTCCAAAGCCATGCTTCTGAAAACTATCTTTAATTCCAGAAACTAAATTGTCACCAATTCGTTCTGCGTCGTCTTTATCATTAATAAACGGACTCTTCTTTTTCCCGAAGAAGGCGCCTAAAAGCCCTCTCTTATTATCATTTCCAAAAAGTCCTTTAAAGATTCCTTTCCCTAATTTTAATCCTCCCAGAACAGAAACTAAACTCAAAACTGTTTTTGTAAGTCCATTTCCACCCGAAAGTGAAGACACTAAATTATTCACAATCGTTAAGAGTTGTGTTAAAGAATCAACCCCTGCTTTAACTGCATCAGAATTGACAATCCCCATGGTAAATTGATCCCATGCGTTTTTTAATTGCTCAAGTTTGGATTGAAGCGAATCTAAAGTTTTTTCAAATTGTTCCTGAGCTGCACCTGTAGAATTGTAGGCATCATCTATTAATTCAAGCGTTTTGTCATAATTTGAGATCATGGCAATAAAACGACTTTGCTTAAATCGTACTTTATAAGTTTTTTGACATTATTGCTTTTCTAAATATCGGTAAGACAAACCATTATAACATTTTCCTTTTCTTCGAATAGTGTTTCTCATCGAGCCAGGAAGAATATCGATTGCACGGGCTGCAACTGAAGCATTAGCAAATTTTCTAAGCATATTTCCTTTTTCATCAAATTCACCAACTTCTCTAAAACCCCAAGCATTGGTTTCTTCTGAAGCTTTTAATAAATTTTCCTTATGGGTAACTTCTTCCAAATTCGATAGTCGATTGTCATGTTTATTTCCATTTATATGATTAATAACCATTCCATTTTTCTTCTCCCCTTTAAAAGCCTTCCAAACCAAAAGATGACCAAGCACTGATTTATTATTTATTGTATAACTAATATATCCACAATCTAGTTTTGCACCTTTTAAGATTTTTCCACTTCTTCCTTTAACTCTTCCTAAATTTGAAATTTCATAGCCTAAGTATTCCTTCCAAATCTCATTTGAAAAATCTTCTTTAGTAAAAATATATTCTTGAATTTTTGGCTTTTCTGGTGTTCTTTCCAAGTGAATATTATTTGCATTTTCTTTTGCAGTAACCCATCTTAAATTTTCAATTTTATTATTTAATCTATCTCCATCGATATGATCTACCAAAGACTTCTTATCTGGTTTTTCAAGAAAAGCTTCTGCAACTAATCTGTGAACGGCTTTATTCTTTTGTTTTCCGTCCCACCGAAAATTAATATATTGATAACTATGAAGAACTGAACCCGATAAAAATTTTCCAGTTCTTAAATTTCTTACTTTTCCATCTTTATCTACTGAATAAGGAATTAATTTACCATCTAATATTATTTGTTTTTCATTATCTGTCAAAAAACTAGTATTGATTTCGACTATATTTTCTCGTTTTTTTCTAATTACTTTCTTACCCGCGTTTGTTGTATTGTTTTCTCTTCTCTTATTCCAAACATTTTTTGAATTTTCTTCATTTGTAATCCATTCAAGATTGTCAATTCGATTATTCATCTTATTGCCATCTTTGTGATTTACAAGAAAATCTCCATTTGGCTTTTCAAGAAAAGCTTCTGCTACAATTTTACCGACCGAGCGTCCCGTACCTTTTCCATTGATATAAAGCTGAACATTTCCATTATTTATTGTCATAATCCGTCCAGTCTTACTATTTTAACAACTCCGTCATCAGTAACAGTATAATTAGTCTCTATTCCATCAATAAAAATTTGCTTTTCCATTAAATATTCCTCCTTTATTATGTTTTCATTATAGCATAAGAAAGAATAAAAGTCAAATCTATTTTCATAATAGAGATGAAACGAGTCCTCTCTTTCGGGTTCTAAAACCCTACTCTACTAGCTTCGTGCGGCATCTCAACCGCCTTATTAAAAATTGCGTTCGATAGTCTGTGAGCGTTCCTCCTCTATGGAGGCTTCGTTGCGGATTATTCCCTTCTAATGATTTTACCATACCTTAGTCATTACCCTCGCCGCGCAATATATTTCTATTTGCGTTTGGTTATTAGAAAGTTATGAACGTTCCCGCAGTTAAGAGGATTTTTGGTTATCTGTATTATTATGCCGCAGAAAGCAGTGGGCAGCATCGTTTGATTGGCCTACTACCGGCAGCCATAGTGCTTATGAATCTTTGCGTTACTATATCTAAACTATCCCATTTTTTAGATAAGTCTAAGAAAACTTGATCTAGTCCTTCTTCACCTGTGAAGAACTTAGTCATGTCTACGCCTGCTGCGCGCAATGCTTTTTGAACCTTATTGACATTGATTTCTTCGCCATTTTCATCAGTTCCAGTTAACTGTCCTTTTGTATAAAGTGACTTAACCTCAGAGAAACGGCCAATAACTGTTTTTAGGGCAGTACCAATAGTCTCTGCGCTTTCACGAGTAGTTTCAATACCTTGTGCCAAAAACGCTGCGGTGTTTTCAAACTCCATATTAACACTATGAGCAATAGAAGCTGTCTTAGACATAGCTGTTGCTAATTCTTGCGTATCACTCGCCGTAACCTTTAATGTTCCGTATAGTTCGTTAAGCTATACGCGTTCTCCCATGAACTGCTTATACTTTCATATAAGAACAGACTATATCTTCAAAGTTATCCTTTTCGATTTACTTAAATCTACTCTACTTTGCCATTAGCATTTCGATAGTCGTTGAGCTTTGAGATTAAAATGGTTTCTATATTTAAATACTCCCAATAAGGAATAGTTAATAATTCAATTTTATGGCTAAAGCAATAATCTCGTTTGATCTTGTCTCTTTTTTGAGTAATCTCTAAACCATCAAAAAATCCTGTTTTTTCTTTATAATGCTGTTCGCCATTATATTCTATTGCAAAATTTAATTCAGGTAAGAAAAAATCAAATTTAAATTTAGATGTTTTTTCCTCTAAGTCTAAAGATTTTTGTTGAATGAAAGAAATCTTTTCTTTTTCAAGAAAAGCCTTTATTTTTTGCTCTCCTTTTGATATTTTTCTATAACATCTTGGACAGCCCCTAGAATTTAAAAAATTATCAAATTTTCCATTATACACAAAATGACATAGAGGGTGATATATTTTACATTTTCCATGATAAGTTGAATATTCTAAAATATCATACTCATGATTTGGAAAAGTTTTTTTTAAAATTTTTTCTACTTGTTCTTTTGTATTTGTTTGCTTTATAAAACCATTATTACATTTTGGACAATTATCAAAACTAGCCATTAAACTAACCGTTGTTCTATCAAAAACCTCGCCGCATTTTTTGCATCTTATCTTTGATCTCTCTCTATTTATTTCTAAAACTTCCAAAATGTCTTGTCTTTTTTCAAAATATCGAATTTTTTGTTCTCTACTATGAAAATCCTTTTTACAATCACAAGGATTTAGTCGACTGAAAATGTCAGATGCGTGTTTTAAAATTTGAACTTTATTACATTTTAAACACTTATATTTTAATGGTTTTGTTAAACTTTCATATTCTAAAATTTCTATTCTAGAATAGGGATGACTTTTTTCTAATCTTTTTATAAAGTCTTCTTTTTCAATTTTTATTCCCATTTTATCTCCTTAGTAGCTGATTGCCCATTTACATTTTTCAGGATTTCTCCATACGAATATCCCAGAACTTGTTTCTGCTTTCGCTCCTTTTTACATAGGCATCTGGGCTTTAGGGTTTTCCAGCAATTAGAATAATTTTAAGCGACCTATACTGTTAAGCCGCTAGTTTGGAGTAAACATCATCAATTCTTTGCGCAGACTCACCATTTAATTCCATGTTGAAGCCACGCAAGGAGGTTGTCATTGCGTCTGTTGCTGCGGATGCTTCCATACCAGCTATTCTAGCCATCTTTAGAGTTTCTGTAGATAACTCCATTGAGTGCTGTAAATCTAAGCCTTGTTGGATGTACAAAGCAGTGGCGTCATAGGTGTCTCTTACAGCGACGCCCAATTCATTAGCCTGTTCAGTGAACTGGGGCAGCTTACTCCACATATCGCCAACTGAAAAATCAGACACAACCGCAATCTCAGTCATTGCAGAGTCTAATTCTTTAATTGTATCATAAGCTGAACGAATTGCTTGCTTAAAAATTTCTATTGTATTACCAATAGAGAAAAATTGAAGAACTTGATTTTTTAAGTTTTCAGTTTCCGCTGCGGCTCTTTTCAGATCTTCAGTTGTATCGGCTGTCTCACTAAGAGCCTCTCTCATTTTCTCGACACCTGTTGCTGAATCTTCCGAATTTATACCAATATTATCGAGTTCTTTAATTAATTTATCAAAACTTTCTTGGTCGAGATCGTCAAGCTTTTTCTTTAGATTATTAATTCCATCTTCAGAACTTAACGCTGTATTGTCAATCTGAATCCCAACATCTTCAAAAGCTTTAGAGACTTTTGAAAAATCAGAAGAACTTTTTATACTGGCTAATGCCTTTTCATGTTCTAGCGCTTTTTGAGTTGCACTATCTAATTTAGATTGTAAATCTTCAAGACCGGTGGCCGCTTTTAAATCTTCTTCTTTCTTCTTAACGCCAGCTAATGCTTCGCTTAAATCTTTAACCTGTGCAGTATCAATAAATTTATTACTCTTTTGAAGGGCATTAGTAATTTTTGAAATATCATTACCAGCAGAAGAAAATTGAGTTAAAGCATTTTTTTGTGCGTCTCGTTGAGCATAAAGATTTTTTAAGGCATCAGTTGCCGCGCGATACTGTTGTTCTTCTTTATTGAAATTGTTAAAGACATCGATTGCACCATTAATCTGTTGAGAAGAATAATTGTCTTTCTTTCTTTCTTTTTCCCATTCACTTTGAGTCTTATTTTTATAACGAACAGTACCAGTTGGGCTTACCGTCAAATCTTTTGTAGATTTTCTATTCTTTCGCTTCTCCTCAATCTGAGATTTTGTTTTTTCCGCTGCTTTAATCTGTTTTTCTGTTTCGCTTAGATTAAGAGTTAAACTTTCAGAAATTTCTTCTTTTAACTTAGCAACTTCTTCTTTTGTTTTTCGCAAATTTTCATTAGCTTCTGTTACGTTTAAATTAAAATTTGCGCCTTCCGAAGTTGAAGCTTTTAGATTTTCAATATCTGCATTAAGCCTATTAACTTCTTGTTTTGCACTATTCAAATTTAGTTGCTGTTTACTGACTTTCTCAACAGCTGATAAATAGCTATTTAAAGCTTGACGCGCGTCTTCAACTTTTCTGTCAAAACCATCTGGAAACAGACTGCGCGCATCCTTAATTGAAAGAGTATTAATATTACCAATAATTCTTTCAAGTTCAGAATAAGTCTTTATTAAATTTTCGCCTTGTTTTATAACTTGACTCGAATCTTTTAATTCAATGCCTTCTTTAATAGACGAGACAAATTTTTGGGATTGCTCCTGATACTTTGCCATTAATTTAGAAAGACTTCCGCCCAAACCTTTCGTTAAATCTATCTTTGTAGTGCCCTTTTCTAAACCGTTCTTTAATTCAGAAACGATTTTGTCCATTCCTTCCAAAGTTGGTTTTATTGAACCATAAATTTCAAACCTTTGTTTAGAACTCACTTCGATTCCTCCTTATTAGAAATCGCTATCTATGTCATTTTCCAAAAAAGAAATTTTAGCGACATAAGATTTTTCCTTTGACCCTACTGGGATTCCTATACCAGAAAAATTTGCAACTACTGGAGTTGCCGAACTTCCTAACCGTAAGGACAACCCAGATAATAATTTTAGTTTAGGAATTTGAATAATTCCAGTAACTATTCTTCCTGTTTTGTCGTCTTTAATTTTTGTTCTTCCTTCTAATTGTAAAAAGCCATTAAGAAGATTATCACCTAAATCTAAAACGGTCGCACTATTTTCGTACTCAAAATAATATTGCGCGATTACCTCTTTAAAGGATTCTTCTATCTTAATTTCTTTTTTATTTTGTACAAAGTTAAGTTTAACACCAGTTTCTTTATCATAAACAAAAAGTTTTGCTGGTTCATACTTTAAAATAAAAAAGCCATCCTTATTACTTTCCTTTACTTCGTCAAAAAGAAAAATATTCTTGTTTTTTTCTTTTTCTTTAAAAAGCTTAGAGTTAGAAAGAATTGCCATTTGAGTTTTAGAAAAAACTCCTTGAGAAAAAGTTAAATTTATTTCTTTCAAAGTTTCCCAAAAAACGAAATCTCTATCAGAAAAGCCACCATGCGCGGTCTTCACGTCATAAAGACTTTCTAATCCCGCAACTTGAATTTTATCAAATTTTGCTAAAATTTCACCTTTTTCAAAAGTTCTTTCATTTATCTCTATCGGATAAGTAGCTTTTAAATAGCAAGGCTCTAATTCTTTAAAAGTAAACATATCTTCCATTGTCTTCCTCCAAAATTAAAAAAAGAGATGGATGTCACCATCCACCTCTCCTTAATTATAGATCATATTTAACAAGCTTCATCATTGGCCCCTTTGCAGGACGAAGGACTTTTAAGTTCATATTGAAAGTCGTTGGATCACCATCGGCCTCTAGTGTTAGAGTGACTTCAGATTGCATCTTAACCTTTGGCAAAATAACCTGGAAAGCCTCGTCACGTCCAGTGATCTCACTTCTAATATAAGTATCGCCAACGAACGCATAGTTTCCTGGGAAGGTATCTGGAGAAATATCAATTTCTTGAATAGCCTTACCATCAACAGCAACAGTCGCATAAGCTGCATCTGAAGCCTCTTTAGTAGAAACAGTACCGTCAGCAGTATAATACTTAACTTTTCCTTCCTCAGTTGGTAGAGTAAATTCCTTGCCACCGCGAAGTTGAACCTTACCATTTTCGATCTGATCTACTCTAAAAGTTCTGTAAATAGTTTCAGCGTTATCAATAACTGCTTCACCATCTGCATTTACTGAACCGTACATAATCGCTAAGGATTTAGCAGAGAAGAGTGCGTCTTCGAGGGTAACAGTAATTTCCTTGTTAAAGTCCCAAGATACAAGTTCAACATTGCCCTTACCACCGCGCGCAGACGTATTTTCAGCTGTCTGCTCAACAGTGGAGACTTTAAGGGAATCTAAATATAGAACAGGCGCGCCGATATTGCCATCTTCGGTAATTTGATAAAAAGTACCGTCCATGACCTCCTTGACGCCATAACGATCTAGAATTGTCGCCATTTAAATAGCCTCCTATTTTAATCTTCGAGATTTCTCATCCAGCTCTTAGGTTTAATCTTTTTACTATCGGCGCCTGCCAATAAACTATCCACATCAAGCTGGTATTTAATTTTTTCTTGGTATCTACGTATTAATGGAGAGATTGAAGCATAAGTCAAATCTCTAATATTAAGAGGATTTATACCCATATCCATACAGCAAAGTGAAATTAATGAGTCTGAAAAAGACATAGCATCTTTTTTTTCTTCCGCTCTTTTTGCTTTTATTTTTTCTCTATAACGAGACTTAGCTTTCATTTTATGAACTCGAGGGTCTTCATCCTCTGGTGGTTTTTCCACCACTTTATCTCCAACCGCTTGTCTAATTAAATTTTGAAAATCAAAAAAATCATCTTCCGTTATGAATTTTAAGTCTTCCAATTTAACTTCACTTTTTAGAATTTCCTGCGCGTCTCCGATTATAATTTTTTTCTGCTTTGGTAATAAAATTACTGGTTCATGTATAAAAAATTTAAAAGCTTCACTAATAGCTTTCGTTATCATTCCATTCTTAAAGCTATTGTTTAGAAGATATTCATATGGAGTTAAAAGATATTTCAGGTCTACCTTCTGTTCTATAAACTCATCTTCAATATCTTCTTGAGACATTGTTAAAATTTTTCTATATTGTGGAAATTCTTTTGTCTCTAAGACTTCCCCTACAGTTGGAGGATATATTTTACACTTATTCTGAAAATCATCTGGTAAACCGCAGAAAAAATTTTCATTAATCATAAGTTGTAATCACGTATGTCATTTCATAGCAAGACATTTCTTCTGTTAAGAAGTTCAAATCAAAATCGCCGCCTTGTAGTTTTCCAAAGCCATCTATATTTTTCCCGTTCAATGACTTTTGAATTTCACCCATTATCGCAAACGGTCTTAAATTACTATCTTTTATAAACCATTGAGTAAGAGGAACGAAGACTTCAATAGCAATTTGAATATCTTCAATCTGATTATTCTCGCTATTATTTCTTCCATTAACCACTCTTATAGCCACCAAACTCGCCGCAGTCTCCTTTGGGCCGATACGTGGCACTATTTTAATTAGTTTTTCAAAAACCTCGTTTTTAATTTGCTCTTTTGTTAATTCTGGCAAAACAAATGGGTCTTTATCTGTATAATACAATAATTTTAAAAGATTTTGATTTGATTGTAAACGAGTAACTATTTTTTGGAGATTTACTCCAACTTCGCCCAAGTTTCTAATCATTTTTCTGACCTCCTTCTAACCAGAAAAAATCTTCATCTTTATCATCTGCCGTCTTTTCTGGTGTTGGTGTTAAATCGAACTCATAAACTGGATCAATGCTTACATATTCAACACCATCAGTAGAAAATCTATCAAATCCTGTTACTCGATAATATTCTTGAAATGGTTTTTCTCCAACTATGAAATAATCATCTTTATTAATATTCTCATTTTTGGGTAAAATGAAAAAGCTTAATTTCAGATTTTCAGAATAAATAGTGTCCATTCTACTACGAGAACGAATTTCATCTTTTAACATGTTATTCTCTTGGCCATATAAATAGGCCCATGTAGTATATTCATAACCGTCGCGCCCAGTCCAAGTAAGCAGGTGACTCATTTTTAACATTACGTAACGATTATAACCACTAGCTTTAATATTTTCAAGATAATAGACCATCCACGCTTCTGGTTTATCATCCTTATTAGGAATTAATAATATCATTCCATTTGGTATATTAATATTTGTTCTTGTTAAAAGATAAGCCAAAGTTCGGGTGTTGTCTTGTTTATAACGCTCAAGACTACCCTCTACAGTTTTATTGTTAAAAAGAAATTCAACTTTATAAAGAGATGATGCCAATTTTAGGTCAAAATTTCTTTCTCTTTCACCTTGTATTCTTTCTTGATAAGATTCTCCAAAACGATTTAATCTTTTAAAATAAATATCACGATATGACATTATCTTTCCCCAAAAGAGACATGCAACTAAAAATTGTACTTCTAAAATAGTCATATCTTAAATATTTTAGAGAAGAAAGTTTAGCATATAAAGTGTAATAATTAATTGTCTTTCGTTCATCTGGAAAACTATAAAGTTCAATTAAAATGGAATCCAAAAATTTTTCCCATTCACCATTCTTTTCCCTTTCACACAAAAGACCAAAAAGTCGATTTTTTAGCTTGTTGATGTAACCTTCATAACTTTCTTTATTCATGAGTTTGACTGCCTAATTGCCGATAGCCAAATGGCTTATAATTAATTGCGCGATAATACTTTGACTCGCGTTTCTCGGCAGTTTTTTGCTCCTTTTCAAGTTTTTCATTAAACTTACTTAAAAGATTAGCTTGAGAGAAATCTCGTTCCTCATAAAGTGGCTTTAAATTCTCCCAAGTTAGAATGGTTCGACTAAGCCATTCGCACTTCATATAACAAGCTAAAATTTGTATTTCTTCATTATTTAAATCTGCTAAAAATTCTTGATTTGTTTCATCTCGTTCAAGAGGAACTCTTGGAAATTTAAAATTCGGAATCGCGCCGTCTAGAATTTGTTCAAAATCTTGATTTTGTTCTTCGGTTGTCCAAGTGTCCCATTCATCGCTTAAAATCTTGGCAAGAAAAGCATCATAAACTTTCTGTACTGGAGTACCCATTATCAGTCCTCCTTATCCTCTCTATTAAGACGAATTGCATTAATAATATCTTTTCCACAAGCTTTTTTAATTTCTTCAGCTTTTTGGAAATCACTAAGTTCATGCCTAATTGCAAAGTCAGCCAAATCTTGAAGTTGCTCATAATTTAGAGTCTTGAGTTTAATTTTAAACTCAATAAGAGGAAGAACTGTCATCATGCGTTCTTTTTCTTTATCCGTTAAAATAATAATATTAACTGGCTCTTCCGCGTCTTCTGGTTCAATTCCTAAATCCTTCTTAACTTGCATGTCTTCAATATAAAGCATACCAGTATCAATCATATACTTAAAGCCTGGATCATACATTAATTCTTCAAGTGTCTCTCTTTCAACTGGAATGGTCGCACCCTTAGACATCCATTCTCTAGAAAATCTTAATTCTGGTACAATGACACTAACTGGGCCATTATGTTGACTAATAATTTTTACTCTTTCCTTTTCCATTTTACTCCTTTTAACTCCTTTTAAAATAAATAAAACTTAGGCGTTTTTTAAGAAAGGCAAATTGACGCCTAAGCTTACTTATTTTTATTTATAATTAAAGATTCCCGTATGGAGAATCATACGTTTGTTCGATGCCAGTATTCTGATAAACGCCCCAATTATGATGAGTAAGAATAGCAGCACCCATCTTTTTATACATATAAACTTCAAGAGAATTATCTCTATTCTTAAAGTCATTAATTTGAGTATTGCCTTCAAGCACGACCTTTACGACTTTTTCGCCGCCAGTTGGTAGAACATAAGCAAGCTGAGGATCAATCCAGGTCTTTGTATTTGTCTCATCAATGAAAGATTGAGGAATTTGAACGACTAGTGCACCACGGAAAATATTGATATAACCAGTATTATGAATTGCATCAATATCTTGTGGATGATAAATACCATTTGTCGTATTAGCAATACCATTTACAATAGCATCTGCGCCCATAGCGCCAACAAACTCAGGTGGAGCAAAGATAACAACACCATTACCATAAGCACGCACGACATTCATAAGCTTAACCATCTTCTCTGGATCCCACTTATTCACAGTGACCTTATTGGCTTCTGGACGAGCAGACGCATTAATGGCCGCGCGAAGTGCCTTATGAACTTCCATGTAAACAGCATCGGCAAGGCCATCAGTAAGAATCTGCATAACCTCAGTTAGAGATTCTGCGTTATCGAGCATTCTCTCGAAGTCAATTGTTGCACCACCACCAACTGCGTGGCCGCCGAGTTCAAACGTATCAGCATCAAGTCTAAATGTTTCATAAACACCAGAAAGACCGACCTGCGTAAGGAACTTCTTCGCACGCTGTCTGCCAAGCTTCTTTCTAAAAATAGCCTTTTGGCCTTGGCCAACCGTCTTAACCTCTGCAAAAATACCAACTGCGTCAAGAACCTTCTTAGGTAGAACCTCATCAGCAGACTCGATAACAATATCATAAAGATCATAACGATTCTTCATGAATTGATTAATAGAACCTGCAAACTCTTTAAGACCATCTGCAAAAGCAGCATCCATATCGACACTCTTATTTTGGAAATTTGCAGGAACTGTACCCTTAACGCAATGAAGGGCAATTTCTCTTAGTTCTTGTAAAGTCATTTATATACCCTCCCTTAGCAAGCAAAAACTTGTAGCTTAACAGCTTTCTGACCATCTGGCATAGTTGCATATTCTATAACTTTAAGAATAAGGCCAGAAGCTGGCTTCGTCTTTGTAAGAGCGACTGCGCCAGTAGCGTCTGACTTACCATAAATAGTCGTCTTCTTGTAATCTGCAAGAGCCTTTAAAAACTCTTCTTCTGAAAGGAACTCAGTATCATCATAGCAAATTGTATTTGTATGCCACTTATCACCGACCGCAAAATAGCCAAGGCGAGGATAAAAATCATCCGTACCATTTAACTTAAAGTTCTTTAAACCAGGAGTTCTCTCATCATACATATGCTCAGCACTATAAACAAGAGCAAGTGGTAGACTATCATCAACTGGAAGTTTTACAACTCTGTTTGCAGCATCAACAGCAAGAATCATACCATTTTCAACAGGAATATTCTTAAAATCTGTTGGGTCTGGCGCACACTGTGCTTCGATACGACCGTCACGTCTAAAAGCTACGTTATTAAGCTCTACCTGACCATAGCCGTCAATAACTAATCTTTGTGTAGCCATTATTTAAGCCTCCATTACTTAACATATTTATTTAAAATTTCATCTAAGCCGGTCTTCACAACGCCGTTTTTCTGAACGACCTTTTGTTCGGGTTGCTTAGTAAAAGCAGAAATATTTGCTTTCTTTAGTTCATAAGCCAATTCCTTATCAAGATCAATAACACTATATTCATTAATCTTTTCTTTATAAGAATTAAGGATTTCATCAGAAAGTTGATTTTCATATTCAGAAAGCACACTCTCTTTTTGCTCATTCTCAATCCCTAGCTTATAAGACTTTAAAGCTTCAATCTCATTTTTAAGAGTTTCATTTTCACCTTGAGAAAGATTAAACTTCTCTTCAAGTGCACTCTTTTCTGTATTTAAAGTAGAAACAGAGTTTTCTAACTCTACTTTTTTGCCCTCAAGTTCAGAAATTTTTTCAAAATTTTCTTTAGCATTTTCAAGGACTGGTTCAACCTTTTCATAAGTTTCACCATTTAACCTTCTAAGAGTATCAACAGTAACTTTTTCTTCCTCTGTGATGTCAATAATATAAACTTTTTTCATATCACCAAGAGTTACTGTATCCTCACCTTTTTGATAGTATGCTCTAAAAACCTCTTTTGTTTCAAGGTTGTAAACAAGAGCGTAGTCGTCATAAATTTCTCCGATACCATAAGTAACAGTCCAATTTTCTTCCTCGTTAAAATTAGTATTTAAAAGGTTAAAAATCTGTTCATACTTATCGCCGTCGGAAAGTTTAAAATTAACTTTCACTTCTTCTTTTCCTCCCTTTTTTGTAAAGGTGTTGGTTAATTCTTGAATCTTACTAATTGCTTGTTCAATATTTTCACGCAAGGAGAAGAAGGCAGCGCCCTCAAAGCAAGGTTCTACTTCATCTCCTAAAACTTGTAAACCAAGAAAACAACCAGCGTCAAAAACAATATATTGTTGTCCCTCAATAATTTGTTTATGATACTGAAGGCTTGGCTCATAAAGTTCCATAGATTGAGATTTACCAACAATGTCATTTGCTTCTTTATATAAAGCTGTAAAAATAATGACATCAACGCACGCATAAGTGCGCTCGACCCCATCTTCGTCAACGTGTGGTTCCCAAGTCAAATTATAGTTTTCAGGAACTATGCCATAGATACGCCCTTCACTTCTTCTTGTTCCATGATCTGTATAATCGTCATATTCAAAGATACCTTTGACTGGCGCATAAGCTATGGTTGAAAGAAGTTTTTCTGCGAACTCATCTGTTATATAAGTACCATTTCTGTTACCATATTTATAAAAAATTCGGCAGCGCGCTTTTGACGTAACTTCATTATATTTTTCTAAATTCCCATAGACAGTTACGGGAAACTCAAATTTATTCATTATTTATACCTCCCCTCTTATCTATGGATTCTTCTTTTGTAATTGTCGATGATTTCTTCTTTTCAGTTGGAATAGTTGGACGACCTGGCTCATTTGATGAATTAGAACCACTTTCAGTATAAGATGAAGCAAGAGGGATTAAAATATCCTTTAACTTCATAGAATCATTTTCCAAACTCTTCAACCCAAGAAGTTCACTTTGCTCAATACCCATTGCAATACTTGGTAATAGCAAACTATAACCACTCTGCGCAAGTTTAAAAGCATTTGTCACATAATCTGACTGATTATAATAAGTAATTGGAAGAATCATATATTTGAAACTAATGTTCGTGTTTCCAAAAAGATAATTCAATAAGTCAGAAATAAATCGGCTAATCTTATTCATAATAATCGAAACAAAAGCTGTATCGTTTCTTAGAGAAGTATCTAACGCTTGGGAACCTGTTGGAGAGAATATTTGAGGACTAACGCTTGCTTCTGCATAAACATTTTGAAGCATCTTCTCTAAGTTACTTTGTCCTGCATCCGACCCCGTTTTTGAAATAATACTTTCGACGTCGCCATAAGTAGTAAAAACAGATAAATTCTTATTACCTTTCATCATGTCTACGGCGCCGATGTGCATTTCAAGGGCTTCATCTGGCTCAAATAAAAGAGTGCCATCTTGAAGATGAGGAATCTTTTGTACAATAATTTTTCTAATTTCTTCTTTATCTCTTTCTCTTTCTGTTTCCACTGCTTCATCATATTGGATAGTAGATGGAATAACATTTATAAAAGGAGGGGTATCATCTAAAAAGAAAGAAAAGTATAAGGAAATATCAGTGGGAATTCTTACCCAAGAAGTAGAGGTCGTACCTCTCCGATACTTCTGATAATATTGTCCAATAACTTTTGGAAAATTACTTATCGTTTCCTTTTTGACGGTTTCGTCTAAAATGTCATCAAAATATAAAACGTTAAATTCTATAACATCACGTCCTGCAAGATCGCGCAACTCTGAACGACAATAATTCGCTGGAAGGTCAAAAACCGTAAAATTATTTTTTGTTGCTTCTTGAAGAACGCCAAAATAACTACCATCAATAATAGCAGTCATTACAATCTTTTGCTCCAATTCCTTTAGATTCATTTTATCAAGATAGGCAAGCGCATTATAGTATCTTTTTTCAACATTTGGCGAATTCATGTCCTTCCCAAATCCAAACTTTGGTATTAAGATACCAAGTCCCATATACAAGGTAGAATAATGTGTACAAATTCTTTTATACAATCCATCTTTAATAAAATAATCTCGTGACAATTCTCTTTTTTTTGAAAGAGTACCAGTATTAATAATATCATCGACTTCTTTTAAAGAATAATTTTTTGAAGTGCGCGAAGTTCTTCGATAAGTCAAATAATCAACATCATCATTGAAGTCTTGACTTTTAGAAACCAGCTGTTGTCGCACTCTCTTGTAGGAGGTGAGAAAATCATTATTTTTTTCCAATTATGTCCCTCCAGTAAAGAATATTAATTGTCTTTTCTTTCCAGATCTTTTTTTCTTTTTCTTGAAGTCTTCTTCTTCTAATTCTTTTATTCTCCATAAACCATAAGCAAATGACATGTATTTATCATCGTGAAAACGAGTATTGATAGGCTCTAAGACAATATCTAGGCCCGTTCGCTTCGCGCGAAGGTTACACATCTCCTCAATCATTTTTGTAGTAATCTCATGAGGCAATAAGCGCTCCGCTCGTTCTCTTGTAGACATCTTTCTACCCTTTTGAGTATTAAGAAGAGCTGTGCGCGCCTCTTGTTCTGAAATTAAAAGACGAACTAATCCACCATTTAATCTCGCATAAGTATTACCGTGAATTTTTGATTTAAGTGGGCCATTTGCTTTCATTGAATAAAGAATATTGACACAATCCTTTGGTTGAATTTTTTTATAGCTATCATCATTAAAAAAACCGTATGGTGGCAACTTGCGGCCGAGTCCGTCAATTTGTATTTTTATCATTTCATCGGCTAAACCTAACATTATTTTCCGTATAAGTCGTTATTTTATACGCGTTCTCTTATGAACTGCTATATGTTTCCATATAGATAAGACTATATCTTTACTCTTTAAGAGTACCTTCCATTTCAGGCCACTTGGCCCTACTCCCTTTCGGGATAGTCGTTGAGCGTTCAATCGAATATAACGTCTTTTGTCAATTCAGTCCATGAAGTTTTTGATTTTATTCTATTTATTGTTGAAATTGATACTCCGAATTGAGAAGCAATAGCTTTTAGAGTTTTTTTCTTTTCTATTATCAAAGAAATTATCTCTCTAACATCATTTTCTGTTAGCTTTGCTCTTCCATTTTTTACTCCTCTTGTATCCCTATCATAATCTGAAAGAAATTTGGGAGTAATTTCAACATTTTCAAGCTCAATTTTATAAGTTTTCTTCAAAATTATATTTCTTAAAGTTTCATCACAGATATTATATTTTTCTAAAATTTCCTTTCTTTTGAAATTGCCACTATTTATATCTAAGATAAGATTTTCTAAACTTTCTTTTGTAAATTTAGAACTAGAATTAGATAGTCCATCTTGGTCATAGCATCTTCGATTAGGAAGAGTATTGGGATTTTCTAAATTTTCCTTCATCGTTGCCCATCTGAGATTTTCTAACTTATTATTGGTAATATCTCCATCTAGATGGTCAACAGTAAGTAGATGACTATTTTTATTTGGACAAAAGGTTGATAAGATAAGACGATGTACACTAAAACGATGTCCTTTTCCAACTGGCTTATCCGTTGTCATCAGAACCACTTTTTTATAGCCGTTCTTATCATCATATTCTGTTAGAAAATCTTTTTTATACTCTGACCAAATATGACCAGACTCATCAGCATAATAATTAGTTCTAAAAGTATATTTTGAGCTTTCAATTTTCTTCATGTATTCATCCTCCAAAAAAGGTGTTATATTCAGTTGCTTCGTTGCTGATTGCCCTCGTCTTTACGTTAGGGGTTTCCAGCAGTTAAGAAGGTTTTACTTGAGCATAGGCATCTACCCAAGCCGTTGCAGTCTATTAAAATTTCCTTTGGATTGTATTTTTCTGCTAATAATTTTATATCTATTGCCTGCTGTGTGAAGGTTTTTGTTTCTGCGGTTTTTCCAAGCACTTCAATATCAACTAAAGTTGAATAATATTTTCCATCTTTAACGTTGATACGAAACACGCAGGCGACAGTGGAGTCGATTAATCTACCCACATCCACTGAAATTAAGTAGAAAATTTCTTTCTTGTCTCTATATTTTGCAAACAATTCTGGATTTTTTATTTTTCGATATTTCTGTATCTTTTCAAAGTCAAACCACGATTCAGTAGAACCTCCAATCCAAGTTCCTAGCTTTATCTTATTGCTCTTGCGGAGCACTTAGATTTTCATCTAAAGGTGAGACTATATCTTCAACATATCTCCACACATATCCATTACTAGATTTTATTTTTCCTCTACAGCACTCTCCAATATGCCCTTGATGACTATGAGTTGCTCTTGCCGCTGTTCCGCAAGAAGGATAGCTCATTATAAATTTTCCATCTAAAGTATATTGATTAACCACTTTTGCTTTTCCAGTATTTTTATATTCCTTTGTTTCTCCTAATTTTTCTTCATGCGACCAAAAGAAGCCACCACTTTGACTTTTTACCTTCTGACAAATAGCTTGAGAAATCATTGATTCACTAATGCCAACCGCTTTTGAAGCTTCTCTTATCGTCTTATATATGGCTACAAGAACTTTATCTTTAGAGAAACAATACACCGGTTTTGTTTTTTGTAATCCAGTTCTAAAAGCGTGATACTTATTTTCACTAGATGTAACCCATTCTAAATTTTCTACACAATTATTTAATTTATTACCATCAATGTGATTTACCTCTCTTTTATTTTCTGGATTAGGAATATAAGCAATAGCTACCAAACGGTGTGCGGGCAGTCTTCGCATTTTTCCATCTGGCATGGTTATATTATAAGAAAAATATCCATTTCGGCAATTTACTTGCCCTTTTAAAAATTTTCCTGTAATGCTGTTATAGCATTTTCCATCTTCTGTAATGTAATATGTGGTACTAATGTTACCAACAATAATTTGTTTCATAACAATAACCTCTTTTTATGTTGTATTGTGCTGGCATTGCAATAATGCCATTAGTCGTTGAACCTTCCTCTTTTATTAAAGAGGCTCGGCTGCTGATTATCCAATTCTTATTTTTTTTACCGTTCACGCTCAATTTTTCAATTCACGTTGTAGGAAATAAGACTCTAAGGAGATTCCAGCAATTCTCAATATTTTAAGAGTTCCTAGTAACAAAAACTCTGCTGCAAAAGTGGCTTCATCATATGCTGACGACATTCTTAACTTATTAACATAGTTCAAATCAATTAGTCCGTGCATTGCCGGTATACGATAATCCAGCCCTATAACAAAACTTTCTTTTGGATGTATAATAGCATCACAAAACATATCAATAAGTTTTTCGTAAGCATATGATGTTTTAGAACCAGCTGAAGTCGCGCAAATAACTTGTTGATTAACTTTTTCATAAGGATTAACTAAGCCATTTGACATGCGACGGGATACATTTAGCTGAGGCAAAATAACTTCTGATACCATATCGCCATCAAGGTCGCGCAGCTCGTCAAGTAGACCGCTATGGTTTCTCACCAAAACACCCTCGGTTTCCCGATATTTAAAAGGGAGTAGACTATACCATTATCTATTCTAGATACTCATTGGTAGTCGTTGCAAGCTTCCCATATCTAATAAGACTTAGGGCTATCTCTCAGGATTGTCCAATTCTTAATCTTTTTACTATACCGCGTTAATTAGACGCGCCGCGCTTCGCTTTCGCTTGCGTTTAGTAATTAAGACTCTAAGGAGTTTCCCTGATATTCTGAGTTTTCTCTCATAGGTCTCCCTATGGAGGGACAAAGACTATCCTCTATCTGAATCCAAAGCTCCGACTACACTAAAATAAGATCCATTTTTAAAATAAATCTCAACACTATCTTTACCAAAACTGGCTCTTACTTGGCCATTATAAATTTCTAGTTCATTCTTTAAAAGCGGCCATATTCTCCAAAACTCTTGTATTTTCTGCTTCGCAATCTTAGCCGCTTGAGACTTATTCGGCGCGACTATGAAGGAGCGATGTCCTGGAATGAAAATACATTGGAGATATTTTGCTAAAAGAGAAAGGAATGTTTTTGAAGTCGCGCGAGCTGCTGTAATATAAAGCTGACGATAGCGCATGCACGCGCGCAAGAAAATTCTCTGATACATAAATAATGCTATATTTTGACTTTTTGGTGTTATTGTATCAAGATATGTATCAGGGTACACAGCCCACAAATCTAATTGTCCTGCTAAGAAATTTTCATTCTTCTCTAAAAAGGATTCAGTAATGATTGCTCCTTTTTCTAATTCAATTCCATCTCTATAAACTCGGTCTGTCTTCGAAAAAGTTGTTTGAGGGTCACGCAGTGCAATTACGCTCATGCTTCAAAGTCCTCCTCTTCATCTTCAAATTTCAAAGCGTCATTTGTATATTCATCAGAATCAAAATCTTTCTGAGTTCCATAAATGTTCTCAATTTCTTGTACATTCTTCAAAGCGGCAATTCGTGCGCTAACTTCTTCTCCAATACCGCTCTCATTAATGTAAAGTCTCTGATTCCAATTCTCAATATTTTTTAAAGTCTCATCAACAACGTCTCTCGTAACATTGTCATAAAATTTATTTTGATGCCCTCTCTTTTCTAGCCAAAGGGCAAGCTCACCCACGCTATCAAAGTCTACTGCATTCTTTGCATTTTTCGGTGTGAATTCTGCTGTTTTGACCATCTTATCATAAGAGGACATAAACTTGTCTACATCTTTATCACCCGCGCGGATGCGGGCATCAATCTCAAGCGAAAGTTTGCAAAGTTTTCGGGCTTGATCTATCTGAAGCGCGCCGTTTACATTTTGTGAGAGCAAGAGTCCTTTATATAAATCCTCTAAGTAATTGAGTTGGTCATCATCATAATTAGCACCCCAACTACGCCTCAACTCTCTATAACGCTCTTCGCGCACTATAGGAATTTCATCTTCTATCAGTCCAGCTTCTTTAAGCTTCTGATATTGGTGGAAATAATCATCCCATCCCAAACTCTTATAATCATCTACCGCAAAAACTTTCGCATAAGATGCCCAAACGGTTTCTTCTGAATTAAGTTCGCGCAATCTCTCCCATTCTTTCGGTATAAATGGAATATCAGCCCACTGGCAAACTTTATCCACAAACTTCCAATCGAACATATGTTCTTTTAAAAAATTTGTAATACAGTCATTGCAAACTGGGAGTCTTCCATCTGGAAAGAAAAAAGAATGAGTACACGCAAAATCATCTTCTTCAAGAATCTGCTTGCACCGCGGGCATGTCCGCATCGCCAGTGATGGCTTTTTCTTTGGTATTTTTGGAGCGATCAACCTTTGTCGCCTCCTTTACAATTTTTAGAGCTTCGCGCTTCCTTTCTCGATTGGCTTTTGAATAATTCTCCATTAAATCAGAAAAAATATCAATGAAGTCGCGCGCCGTCTTCTTATCTTCTTCTAAAAGACTAACCTTAAAAATGCGGCAAACTCCAATGAACTCTTGCGGTTCTAGTCTAATGAGCGCGCGCATAAACTTTTGTTCTATTGTCTCTTTCAATTCATCTATACCTCTCATTTCTTCTAATTTTATCACACTTTTTACAATAGTGTGAGAAGCCATCTTTTGATTGACTTTTGCGCATAAAAAGCTCTGGACTTATAAGTAAAATCTGGCCGCAATCCTTACATTTCTTGAAATTTTCCGGGAACGCGCAATTCTCCAATATTTCTCGATGAAGTCGCGCTGTGTTCGCGATAGCGGGCACAATCCTTTTATGAAAAATAGTTGAAATATAATTTGATCCATATGACTTCTGATATTTCTGATTAACGACCTCTGCTATCTTATCATTAACTTCATGTCTAATCTTCATATCCAAAATGTCTTTCTGCGTGTCTGTTAGCCCCGCGCGTTCTACATACCATTCAAACGTATCAAAGACTTCGCGCATCGTTGATTCAAATGGGAGTTCCTCTAGATCAAAATGAATGTCTTCAAAAACCTTAAGAAAGGCGGCGACGTTCTTTTCATCTGAAAAATCGAGATGGCGCGGTGTCGAAGATTTCGTCCATAAAACGTCGTTCAAACGTCTAAGTTCTTCGTCCTCGAAATTTGGAATCGGCCATCCAACTTCTGGAAAAATCTTTTTCGAGAGCGCGCCTTCCGTTTTAAATCCAGCAGGAAGTACGTCTACATTGTCTCCGAAAATTGGGGTTACTGGATGTTCGGGGACTGGTATTGAATCTCTTTTCTGAATATGGCGCGTCCATGAATTCTGGTAAGAATACTGTTCGGTTCGTTTTGCAACTAGAAGATGTCTTTGCTTCAAATAGGAATATTGATTGAGTTTGAGAGTTGCGCGCCGTATCGATTCAGCTTCTTCGGATGAGAATCTTTTGAGAAGAGCTTCTCGTGGTGGCTTGGTACGTTTTTTATGCTCGATTTCCCAATAATTAATTCCCAACTCAATCCTATCGATTTCTCTCCAAAGCTTTTCGAGTTCGGAGAGAGTTTCCGGCGAAGCAAGACGACGGGCCTCTGCTCGCGAAAACGATGCTTTTCTTTTGATGATAGGGGTATCAGTAATCGGCCTAAGTTCTGCTTCGTTGAAAGTGGGGTTTTCTTGAAGTTGGTCAAGCGAAGCGATTTCAAGATGATCCCAGGTCGAATATTTTGATTTGAGTTGAACGAGTTTTTTCTGTTTTGCATTAAATCCATCGGGGTCTTTGCCCCATAATATATACGTTCCGATTAGTTCAAGGTTCGTATCAGTCAAAGTTGTGGGGTCAACTGACTTGAGATACTTTGAGACGAATTGGGCGCGATCGTCTGACGAACCAAGCGAAAAGTCAAGGTCTAATTTCATTTTTTTCCTCCTTTCTTCATAATTAAAGTATACATTTTTTTCGGAAGAATTTCAAATTTCATCCTAGAAAAAGTGCTAGTTCTATTTTTATATCATCCTAACTAAGTTGCTAGGCCCGTTTTTTGACCCGATTTCCGATTCGTCATTTTTACTAAAACATACCCCTCCTTTTGTGCAGAATGCTGAATTGTTAGCCCGGACTAACTCCTCGTCATTCTGCACAAAAAAGTCAAGTCATGTTTGGAGGATCTGCCTATTGCAAAATTGAAAAAAGACGTGTATAATAAACGCGTAAACAAAAAACAAAAAGAAAAAAGGAAAGAGGTTTTACAAATGAAAAATAATTATGTACAACGCCTTCATGAACTTGCAATACAGTTGGACAATTTAAGGGCAGAAATGAAAACCGCTGACAGCTATGGAACAAACGATGAAAAGCAAGAATTATCTGACAACATTCTTTCTATTGTTTCTAATCTTGAGTTTAATATTGCGCCCGATGTAATTTATTTATACGGGGAGGAAAATGACGTATGAAAAAAATTATCGTTAAAATGCCGGAAAGCGTAAAATTTGATAACACGCACAAAGGCGCGAAATGGACTTTTGACGGCGTGCATTATTGCAATGAAGGGAACGTAGCCGAGGCGGTTTTAAACTACTACTTCAATAATAAGCTTGAATATGACCATAATAGCGTTCGTTTTAATATTGAAGCAGACCTGCCCGCGCAAGGTATTAGTGTTAAAAGTGGGCGCTTTTCCCTTGCGTCGGCTGGGCTTCTCCATGGGGAGGACTTCTATTCTCAGCTTCAAGACTACACTATGCGCGATGCTGCTTCCGAGGTTGCATATGGTATTCTTATGAATGATAGTTTCGTTTATTACCTCATGAATCATGAAGATTTTTATGATTTTATGGTCGAATTCTACGATAGAAAAGAGTTTGAAAAGTATAACAGAATTCGCGGCTCTCGCAATTATGGTAAAATTGTAGAATGGCTCGAGAAGAGGGTGTAAAGCTGAAAAGCTTTACACCAATTCCCGCTTTAATAGATTAAAGGAATAAACCCTTTTCCTAAGCTCTATCTATTAAAGTTAAAGAAAAAAAGAAGGAAAGAAAATCAATAGATTTCTTTTTCTCTTTATTCCTTCTTTCTTTTCTTAGTCTTAACTAAGAATAAGCTAGCAAAAGAAGCTGGAAGCTAGAAAAAAGAAGTTTTAAAGATAAAAAGAAAACTATTGACTTTCTTTTTACTTTATAGTATAATAAGTATAGAAAGAAAGAAAGAAAGGTTCTTAACTATGGATATTATAAATTATACTATCTATAATGGTATTGACAATACCATTTTTAAAATGATGAAAAGTTATTTAGTAAATAACGATATTGATGAAATCTATAAAGAATGGAATTTCTGGGATGGTAGGGTAGAACGTTTCAAAAAGAATAAACAGTCGCGTTTTGCTTTTGAAGTTCTCTTTATTGGTAACGTTCTTACAGCAGTTGCACAGGTTCAATCTTATGATACGATAGGATATTATTTAGAAGGCTACCGCTCTGAAAAGACTAGTGCATTTCTTTCTTTTGTATTGCAGAACACCAAATGGAGTGTTCTTGAAAGTCAAGGAAAAAGGATTTTTGAAGGGCCTTTACTTCCCGAAGCAGAAGAAACACAAGAGAGAGAAGAAGAACAAAAAGACAAAAAACAAATTCTTCTTGAAAAAGTCCAAAAAGAAATTATAGAAGAGTATCCCGCTTTCAAAGAAGTCTTTTATAAGAAGTATAAAGATAATATTGCTTCAATGGTTTTCAATCTAAATGGAAATACAAATGATAGTAAATTATTAGAAAGATTGATTGAAGATGAAATGATTGAAGATTTCTCCAATTTTAAAATAAAACAAATTGAAAATCTTTTAAAAAACTCTTGACTTTTACAAAAATATGTGTTATAATAATTACAGAAAATAAGAAAGGAATTGATTGTATGAATACTCTTTATTATGAAATTGAAGGCCTTAAAAACGTCGGCACAAATTATGGTGAAGTAGAAATTCCCGAAAATGTCATTAGTTTAAACGCAGTTAGAAAAAAAGACGGAATATTTTTACAATATATTACAACATCTGAAAGAAAAATTGTATGGGCACAAGATATTGTAAATAAAAATTGTTCAAAAATTAAGTACATTCTTTCTGATGAAATTTTACATGTTACTTTTGTTGAACTACGCGATGGAAAAACTGGTTTTTCCAGATGTTCAACGAAGGATAAATTTAATATAACGATCGGAAGAGCGGTTGCAATTTGCCACGCATTGAAGAAAAAAATTCCAGATTTTATCTAAAAGAATTTTGAGTGTAGTTTATCTACACTCTTTCTTTTTCTCTGATTTTTTATTATGGTAATGCTTTAATTTGATAAAGTTCGTCGCCCGGGCGCGGACATCGAAATTAATAGAAATCTTTTCTAGAAAATAATCGCCCGACCGCTTTTGCGCGTTAAAGCATTAAAGGAAAATTTTCTAAAATATTTTTCAGAAAACTCTTGACTTTTCAAATGCCGCGTGGTATAATAATCTCAGAAAGAAACGAAAGGGCGAATATAAAATGACAAAAGAAATTTACTTTGATATGGATGGAACACTGGCTGATTTTTATGGGGTTGAAAATTGGTTGGATTATCTTGAAAGAGAAGATACAACGCCTTATAGAGAAGCAAAACCTCTTTTGAACATGAATGTCCTTGCAAGATATTTGAATAGACTTTCACGCAATGGTTGGAAAGTTAATATTGTTAGTTGGGGTTCTAAAAATGGTTCTTCTGATTATCTGCGCGAAGTTGAAAAAGCGAAAAAGGAATGGATTAAAAAACATTTGAAATCCGTTTTGTTTGAAAAATTTTATGTTGTTCCTTATGGAACACCGAAACAAAAAGTTTGCAACTTCTCGAACGGTTTTCTTTTTGATGATGAAAAGAAAAATCGCGTCGAATGGTCTGGTCGCGCGTTTGATGAAAAAAATATCTTAGGGATTCTAAAAGATTTGTATTGACAAATCAAAAGAAAAGTGCTATAATAATCTTAGAAAGAAACGAAAGGAATGTTCAAAATGAAAAAGGTTCTTGCGGGTTTAACTTACACAGTAGGCGCGGCGCTCTTAATCTGGTGTGTATTATCTTTCTTTGATGTACTGCGTGGACAGTGGTTCGATAATGTGTACAGTGTTTGGAACTTATTTAAACTCATTGCAGATTGGAGAGGTTAAAAATGTATTATATTGATGATGAAGCTTTTGAAACAAGAGAAGAGGCTTTCGAATATTTTTTGGATGATCTTGACTTTACCGATATTTCAACTTTAGATGAACTTTGCGAAAAGATGGGATATACAAAAGAACAATTGCTTGGAACTCTTTTATCTCTATCTTTTAAGAATGAATCCATTCCTTATCTTTGTGACAGGGTATTGAATGCAATAGAGGAAGTTTTTCAAGAAGAGATAATAGAAGAAGACGAAGAAGACGAAGAAGACGGCGATTGACCGTCTTTCTTTATTATAAAATAAATATACAGTTCAAGTCGCCCGGCCATTTCACTAAAATAAAGCATTAAAGCAACAAAAAAGGAAAAGAACGGGATTTTTCCCCCGTTCATTATTTTAAGGCTTTAAAATCAATTCATGTGTACAAGGTTCTATTGGATTATTTTCATCAAAAGAGTCTAAATAATTTTCATCAATATTAAATGCTCTAGCTCCCGAAACTTTAAGATATGGAACACCACAAAAGAAAAAAGTCATTCCAACTTTTAATTCCTCAAAGGTTATCATGTTATCTCGATCATCAGATCTCCAATTCATTTTAATTTTCCTCCTTAACGAAAATATAATCTTCCTTTTTAATAAGGTCTGTCCATAGATTATTTTCTACTTCCTCTATTTTCTTTTTATCTTCTTCACTTATTTTATCTTCTTCTATCCAATCAGTAATAGGGTTGATTTCATCTTTGAAACCCATTCCACCATAAAAAGACGAATAAAACCGAACCATTTTTTTGTACAATTTCATTTTAATCTTTCCCCTTTCTTTATGAATATATTATACCATACAAATCACGTTTTGTCAAGCGTTATTTTAATCGAACATATGTTTTTTTCGAGCGCCCGGGCGCGGCACTTTCGTGTGGTAAAGTGTTAAATCGTTAAAGTAAATGCAAGTTCCATTGAAAAACTTGCAAAAATTTTTTCAAGAAAACTATTGACAAAATCATGAAAATAGGTTATAATATAGGTGTTCCAAAAGGGAAAAGGAAGAAAAGAAAAGCAATGCGCCGAACGTGCAAAGAAAAAAATAAAAAAAAGGGCTTGACAAACTTCCGAAAGTGTGATATAATGAATACGTTCCCAAGAGGGACAAAAGAAAATTAAGGTTGCGACTTACCGCTAAAATGAAAGGAACTTATTATGACTAACAGAGAATTTCTTAACGCCGTTATCGCTCTCTCCGCTTCCGAGGAAATCACAGAACACGCAAAGGCTATGATTGCCTCTCTCGACAAGAGAAACGCGGCTCGTACCTCCAAGCCGTCTAAGACGCAGCTGGAGAACGCTCCGATCAAGGAGGCAATTCTGGGTATCATCGCAGAGATGAACGCGGAAGTTTCCGCTTCCGAACTGCACGAGCGTCTGAACATCAGTGTTCAGAAGGCTTCTTCTCTCTGCCGCCAGCTGGTAGAGGAAGGCAAGCTTTCCAAGGGTGAACGCAAGGAGAAGGGTAAAGGTCTTGTAAAGGTTTATTCCCTTGCAGAAGATTCTTCCGATGAAGAAGTGGAAGTAGAGGTAGAGTAAACTTTAACTTTGAGGGCGCGAAAGCGTCCTCTTTTTCTGCACTAACGCTTTAACACTTTAAAGCGTTACCACTTTAATGCGATGCGGCGCCCGGGCGCGGCACTTTCGCGCGCTAAATCGTTAAAGTAAATGCAAGAAGATCCGATAAACTTGCAAAAATAATTTTTGAAAAACTATTGACAAAACTCTTAATAGGGTGTATAATATAGGTGTTCCGAAAGGGAAAAAGAATAGTTATTTTGAAAGGAAGTATTGACTATGGCAAAAATTTCTGATGCAGTAAAAATCCGTTTCATGAACGAAATCAAAGAATTTCTCGAGAAGAACGGAAACGATGTCCTCAAGGTCAAAAGCGGAACCTATTCTATTCCGTGGGTAGAAGGTGATGATGAAGGCTATCTGAACATTACTTTCAGTGTACCGAAGGGTTCGCGTGATGGCTCGTCCCTCTATGATGGTTATGAGGAAGCGCAGAACTACGAACTCGAAACCAAAGAAAAAGAAGAACGCAAGGCAGAACGCGAGCGCAAAAAGCGCGAGAAAATCGAGCGCGACAAGAAAGCGCGAGAGGAAGCCAAGCGCAAGAAAGAAGAAAGAGAAGCAGAGGAAAAGAAAGAAGGTTGAACGAGAGGGCGCGAAAGCGTCCTTTTTTTATTGATCACTTTAATACGTTAAAGTATTATTGCGTTATCATATCACCACTTTATCATGGTGAAGTGCGACGCCCGGGCACGATAATATTTTATTTATACCGAAAAAACTATTGACAAATTCAAAAATAAGAAGTATAATATAAACAGAAAGAAAGAAAGGAATTGATAACATGACAGATTTTGATTGGACTGATGTGCGGTGGGCAGTTGTGAAAAAGGATGGAACTTTTGCGGGTGTTCCGTGTGCGAGTTACAATGAAGCCCGTGACCTTGCGGCTCAGCATGAGGGAGCAAAAATCTTCTTTCTGGCTTACGAACCCGATGAAGATGATGAACCCGATGGCATTGATAGCGATGAGGGCTTTGACCCTTATATTGGCTGTTTCACCTATGATTGCTAAAAGGAGGCTAACGCCTTCTTTTTTTATGCTCAAATTTTAAGGTTTTAATATCTGAAAGTCCACCGTCGGGCGCGGCTTGTTAAAAAGATAACAAAAAAATATTCAAAATACTATTGACAAAACATCTTAAAGGGTGTATAATAGGAGCATAAAGAAAAGAAAGCGAGAATAAGAAAATGAATCGTAATGTTATTGTACTTGACACGGAAACTGCAAATTCTCTTGAGGAACCGATTGCGTATGATATTGGTTTTGCAGTCATTGACACGGAAAACGGCGATATTCTTGAAGAACATTCCTTTGCCATTGCCGAGATTTTTCTTGATAAAGAATTGATGAACAGTGCGTATTATAAAGAAAAAATTCCTCAGTATTGGAAAGAAATTAAAAAAGGAACGCGAAAACTTGTAAAATTTGAAACTGCACGCCGTATTCTTTATCAAGTCGTAAAAAAATATAATGTCAACGTCATTGCGGCACACAACGCACGATTTGACAACCGTTCAACAAATCTTTCGAGACGTTATTTGACTTCTTCAAAATATCGTTTCTTCTTCCCTTATGGTATTGAAGTTTGGGACACTTTGAAAATGGCGCGAGAAGTTATGAAAGAAAATGAAGATTATACGCGTTTCTGTATTGAAAATAACTACATGACAAAAAGAAATCAGAAAAGATTTACAGCAGAAATTTTGTATAGATACTTGACAGGAAATAATGATTTTGAAGAAGCACACCGAGGGATTGATGATGTAAGAATTGAAAAAGAAATTTTTATGTATTGCTTGGGAATCAATCCAGAAATTGATGGAAGACTTTGGAAATAAAAAGGAGAAAGAAAAATGTTTGAACGTATTAAGAAATTATATTCCGATTCTATTTTGACAACTACTATTCGACACTTTATTTGTAATTTTATTACAATCGATGGAAAAGAACATTTTTATTCTGGTTTTAATTATATCGATGAAGATGCGATAAGTTGTAGCGGCCCCGAATATATTATGTATGATGTTCGTTCGGATGGATACATTAAAGATGATAACGATATTATGTATCCGTTACAAAATATCATTTCTATTTCTTGGGTATGTGATGATGAAATAGAAAACGTATATGTAAAAGAATATAAAGTTTTTTATACTAAAGACTCAAAAAAGAAAGAAAAAACTGTTGATAAGAAATAAAAAGAGAGGACGCAAAAGCGTCCTTTTTCACTTTACTAAAGAAAAGTGGCCGGCGCCGCCGAAAAAATTTTTAAAAACTATTGACAAATAAAAGAAAAGATGTTATAATATAAACAGAAAAAAAGGAAAGGAAGAAAGAAAATGGAAATAAAAAAAATGAATGATTTAACGTATGTTCTTCATTTTGATACGGATATACAGATGAAAGCATTATTTCGTTATTTATATAAATCATCTGAAAAATATTGTTATAACGCAGATTTAGATTGCCATGATTGCATATTATTAAAAGACTGTTGTGAATATTGGAAATTGATGGATGCGATATCTGAAAGAGTAGAAGAAAGATGAATGAAGTTATGACACGAAATGAATTGCAACAAATGCGATACCGTGTATGCGAATTGCAAGAAGTATTTTATGGAACGCAGGAATGTAGCCAAAGTACATGCAATGCTTGCCCTTATAATGACATTTGCGAAGTAACGAATGTGTTATTCAAACTTATATTATACAAGTTGAAAATTAACAGTGAAAGGAATTGATAAAATGAAATGGACAGATAGTTTAATTATAAAAGATACTCTTTTTAAAGATTTAAAAATTGGTGAAGGTTTTGAGGATTGGGATTCTCTTTACATTAAAATTAGTGACAATTGCGCATTTGATGTTGTCAATGATAAAAATATTACGTTTGATTCTGCCGTGGAAGTTACTCCACGTGACTGTGAAATTATTTTCCACTAAGGAGGCTTAAAAATGAAAGCAGAAACATATCAAGTAAAATTCAAACCCATAGACGAAAAAGATGAATACAATGGAATTCTCGTCTACAATGAAAACGAACTAAAAGAAAGTATGTTTATTTGTTCTTGCTGTGGAGGAATTTTTCCTCTTGATGAAGTTGACAGTTATAAAAAATATCCGACATGGGTGGATTTCTCCGCCGAAATTTGAGGGCTTTTTGCCCTCTTTTTTTTATATGTAATTTTAGCACTTTAAAGTGCTAAAGCGTGCGCCCGGGCACTTCACCACACTAAAGCGAAAAAGTCAAAAATCAATAAATTGATAAATCAATAAATCAATAAATTCGTACTGTTGTATAACTTTCCAGCGCGAAAGCGAACATATGTTCCGAACAAACGTTCGATTGTGACGTGAAAGCGAACAAACGTTCGAGTCAATTCCAATGCCTTGTCAAACAGTTGACATTAATTCTAATGTACTGGGCGCGCTGTCAACTATTTGACAGATAAGCTGGAAGCTACACCTTATGAATAAGCTGGAACAATGTGGGCGCGCGAATAAGCTGGAACACGTCACTCGAACATATGTTCGCCCGCTAAGCTGGAACTCCAAAATTTTTGTAACTTGAAATTTAAAATTTTCCGAAATTTGTAGAGGAACATCATATAAAAATTCACCTATAATCGTAAAGAAAAAAAAGCATCTTTTTTTAGCCCTTGGATGCGTCATGGCTAAGCTGGAACACGTCATTAAAGAGAGGGCGCGCAGTCAAATTCTAACTTTGCATATGATAATCGAACATATGTTCGTTTTTATTATAAATTTTTTCGGCCGAAATTTGAAGTCAGAATAAGCTGGAAGTTTGTTTGTTTACAACTCATCATAAGAGATATTTTTGATATATTCTGAAAAGTAAGACTTGACTTCTAACTTCACAGGAATTTGGGGCGCAAGAAACTTTTCGGCTCAAAAGAGGCAAGAGTTAATGGACGTCATTAGGGAGAGCTGCGCCGAAAATTCAAAGCAAAACCAAAACGCAACGTATACGTTTTCTCGTACAATTACGTATACGTAAAACGTATACAATAACGTATACGTATATATGTATATGTAAAACGTATAGGAAAATTTTTTTCGGTTTCGCGTTCAAAAAAATGTACGGAATAACGTATACGTTCTACTTATATATAATACGTATACGTAAAAAAATTTTTTTTGCAAATTGGTTCATTTTTGCGTAGCAAAAAGAACTAAAAATCCACTTTTATATGTAAGTAAAGGTAATACATTTATTATATACGGCGTTCTCGGGAACGCCCCGAAACCCGTTCACCCCTTACCCCTACGAAAAACGTATACGTAATACCCGTAATACGTAGAAGAAAAACGTATACGTAATACGTAGAAGAAAGACGTATACGTAATACCCAAGCGCCACCCGAACCAAGAAAAAAACGTATACGTAATTCCCGTACAAGAAAACGTATACGTAGTACATGTACGTAATACGTATACGTAATACGTAGAAGAAAAACGTATACGTAGTACATGTACGTATTACGTATACGTAATACGTAGAAGAAAAACGTATACGTATTACGTATACGTAATACGTAGAAGAAAACGTATACGTAATACGTATACGAGGAAAGAGAGAGAAACCCTTTTTCTCCTCTTTCTCTTTCTCCCATAACGTATACGTATTACGTATACGTATTACGTATACGAGTGCCCTAAAAATTGGTTTGAATACGGCGCGACTTCGATAGTTTTAATCCATCAGCTAGAATTTAGAAGTCGCGCCGTCTTCGATTTTTGGAAAATTTTTACTCAAATAAAATTGATTCTTCATAGGACATGAGTAATTCTTCCAAATTAAATGGAAAATTTTCTGGAATTTTTTCTTCGATTTTTCTCCACCCGTTCAATTCTTCATCGGTTGGTTTTACTAAACCATTCTTCACTTCTCTTATTCTTTCAAAAGTAGAAGGCGCGATGTCGAAGAAATCTTTGTATTCGCCGCCATTAGCCAAAATTTTCAGCCACTCTCCAAACATCATTTGATATGACATTTCTTTTGAAGTTGGATAAAGATTATTAGAGAGTTTATGACACATACCTCTAATTGCTTTAAAAGTTCCACTTCGCGCGGACTTCGCAATTAAGTCTCGGTTTCCAATTATTTCATTAAAAACAAAATCATATCCATTTATCGCTTGTTTATCAACACTCCAAAGAAGCTCAAGCGCATTAAAATTTCCTTTTCTTAAATCAACAAACCATTTTCGAAAATCGATTGAAGTATCATATCCACCAAACGTATTCTTTCCTTGCTTGAACCTTGAGATTCGACCGTCGATAAAATCTTTCCATTCTGGTTTTACAAGTACCATGTAATCTTTATCTGAATTTTCTGAATTAAGACGATAATTCTGAGAGCCATAAAGCGCTCTAAAACATGGTTTACCAAAAGTGGTTTTATTAATTTTCATCCCGAATCCTCCTAGTCTTTTGTAATCTATTAAGATACTCACTAAGCTTTTTCTGAAAATCTTCATCTTCCAAGAAGAAGCTATCCGTCCCCATCCAGCTCTGAAAGTTACAAATGAGCTGCATAAAACGCCAATCTGGGAATTCATACCAAACTTCACGAAGCATATTCAAGCACTTATTAATTCTTTTAGGATCTCTCATTAGAATCTACCTCCACCCATTCATATTCATTTACCATGTCGCCGCAAACAGACGTACAAATAAAATCTTCAAGATATTTATCAACTTCTTCGTCAAAATACCAATCAGGAACGTGAACTTCCGCTTCCCCAGAAAATTTCAACTGTACTAGCATTTCAAATCTCCTTTTTATATACAATACTTACATTACCGTCAAAGATACTTACATACATTGGTTTATTCTCATCAGTAATATTAAATTTCTCTTTGAAAAAGTTCTGATTGTCTTCGTCAAGATCACACCAATCTATGTCAAAGTTAATCAGAAAACTGGGGATACGATCAGTTTCATAAACCATTATACAGCCTCCTTACTTCAAATCATCCATTGAATTAATACCCATCGCATCATAAATTCTTTTAAGAAAGTCACTCCAATCTTTAATAAGAGGTAAAGTTTTTTGAAGCTCTAAAAGAGGAGGTATCTCTTTATTTAATGTGTTATAATTAATATTACTAACAGGAGTCTTGTTCTTGCTTATTGCATGCGCCCTATGATTCAAACCAACAAGAGTTTTAATAAAATGTTTTCTTGTCATTTAGTATCTACTTCCTTTCTCATTTTCTAATAATATTATACCAAATTTTTGTACGAATTTCAAATATTATTAGTTTGAGTGCTGATGGCGCGACTTCGATAAAAATTCAGATAGAGCTTCTCGAATTACTTCACTCACTTTCGCGCCATTTGCATCGCAATAGATACGCAATTCATTTTTCATTTCTTCAGTAATATTCGCACGAATTGGATAAATATAAGCTGCTTTCACTTTTCATCTCTCCCACTTTCAATACCATCATAAAAATAAGCACCAATCAAAATTCCCCAAACAACTGCTTGCAACCAATTAGGACAATTTTTTAAAATATAATCAGCGCCACCGACCGCAGCAAGATACAATAAAGTTCTTCGACCCCAATTCCATCTTTCCATTTTATTCCACCTCGTCATATTCTGTTATGATCTCTAGATTACCTGCACAATCAACTAAGTCCCTTCGATGATAGAGATCAGCGCAACCGAGTCTTACTTCATCATTATCTACTTTTTCCAAAAACTCATTTACGTTCATGGTGCGATACCGCGGCTTTCCATTTTCTCTCCAAAAAATACCAACGCCAGCTTCATATTTGGTAATCCTTACATTTTCCCAATTTCCATCAAGAAGCATCCAATTACCATAAACAATACATAAATCTTTTATTGCTCTTTCAAAGCGACTTTTCATTTTTTAACCTCTCTATTTGACATGGCTACAAAAATTTCGGCTAGCTGTTTTAATTCAGCACGATTTAAAATTACATCATGATTTATATAATCTTTACCACGAATAATTGACCAAATCATTTTCAACTTTTGACGAACTCGGCGCGACTTCGATTCAGCTAAGAATTTTGATGTAATACAAGAGCTAAAGCAATAAAGATCTTCTTCTTGAGAGAGCTGGAATGAATATCCATCACTGCAGCCGCAATTACAAGATATAATTACGCCAGTGTTATCCTTAGAAGTATATATCATAGCAATTCTCCTTTAGTTGAACTTACTCTCAATATAACCTTCAGGAATAAAATCTGTAGTAACACTAATATATGGTTTTTCCCCAGCGCATTCTATATAACAAGTGATTGACAAGCCACATCTATACTTATAATTATTTGCAATCCTTTCGGCATTATCAATCACTGCCTGGCCGTAGTCCTTAATGGTTTGAATAATATTCTCTTCTGTTCCTCTTTCCATATTTTTCTCCTTTAACTTTCATTCACAAACGAAATTTTCATAAAACCAACGTAATTATGCTCATTGCAATAATAATGGTACCATTTCTCATACCTGTCTTTTTCTTCATTATATTCTAGAATTCCAAAGTCAGAAGAAGAATAAAACAAATGACCATCATTATCAATTTTAAGAAGCTCGTCATTATAAAAACAATCTGTACTTAACGTACCACTTTTGTTAATTTCAACCAACTCGATATAATCAAGCCTTTTTCCTTTGTAATTAAGAAGCTCCGACATAGGATGGTACATTCTGTTGCTTAATTTATATGTGTCGATTTCTTTTCGAATATCATCAACTCTATGCTCTGCTACCGTTATAGCTTCCAATAAAAGAACAAGCTCTTTTTTTGCGAGTTCTAAATCCTTAAGCATATTATCGAGTGTTCTTTCCATAATCACTTCTCCTTGTATCGCAAATCAATCTATATCTTCACCATTATCAATAATTCTTGCTCTTGTATTCCACAAGCTGACCGCTAAGTCATAGCCATTAATATCAAATTTAGGCTGGCCATTTACAAGCCTAAATTCTGAATTGCGAGTAAAATAAATTTTGCATTTATCACAGCCAACTTGGTACGAGGCGATATATACTCCGTCTCCTTTATGTCCATTGGCATACTCTTTTACGTGCGCTTCTCCGCCACAAAACGGGCAAGGTTTTAGTTCATTCATATTTATTACCTCCATCTTCGCTATACAATTCTTCCATATCTCTTTCGTTCCAAATACATGTTGCATGCTCTATATCATCATATAGATATTCACCGCACATTGGACAATAATTGTATTGATACGTTACTTGCACTTCAAATATTCCCTCACTATTTGGTAAAAATCTAGAAGGATTATGATAAAATCCACATTTTGGACAAAAAGCGTAGATGGCGCCATTGTCTTTAAATTTTTCATACGTCCATGTCATTTTCCTGTTCCCACTCCTTTTTAAAACGAGAATAGACAGCCGCGCATTTTGGACACAAATCCTCATGGCCTAATTTTTCCCAACTATAAGGTCGTTGGCTTAGACGACCATTATAAGCATTAAGGCCAGTCCTTTCTAACTCAACCTTCCCACAATGATCACATATATAAACCCATCTCTTAACTTTCATTAGAAGCCTCCAGTGTATCTTTTTATAAGATAATTAATAAGTTTACCTTGATAATCGACCCTCTTCTCCAGATCTCTAACTTTCTTCTCAAGAGGTTTTACTAATTCTCCATACCAGTCGCAATCATCAATTAGCGCATCGCTCTTTTCAATGTTATCTAAGATAGAAAGAAGTTTTTCATACGTAGCTGGTGTATTATCTTTATAACGAGAAAATACGTCTTTTACCGCTTCCCTCATTAAAAATATATCAAGTTTAGTCATCTTTATCCTCCAGAACCCAAATTTGTCCTCGGTTATCTATGATTTTATAATTATCAGTTACTTCTTTAAATGTAGTGGTATCTGAAATCTTTACCTCGTACTTGTAACGACCAGTCGGCGCGCCAGGTATAGCTGCATTTAATAACAACCAAACTCCACCAACAACAACTCCAATGGCAGCTATCCACATACAGATTGTACTAATTTTATCTCTAATTGTCCCAAGTGGCGCGAAGCCTAAAATAAAACTTAGAATGCTAATGCAAACAAATACCATCAAGATTGACAAAATTAGATAATTATCCCAAAGAGAACCATTAATAGGAGTTTTTGTAAGAATTTCCATCTTTATTTATCCTCCAACACCCAAATTTTTCCATGCGATTCAATTATATTATACTTTTCAACTATTTCTTTGTAATCTGCCGAATCGTCCACTATTGCTGTATATCGATTTCTACCAGAAGGTGTATCTGGTACAACCGCGCAAGCTACACCAGCAGAAAATATACATAAGATGAAACTTCCAAATAAAATAGCACAAATTTTTTCTGCTTTTTCTATGTCCCGAGAAAATAACAAAAGAACAATTAAACACGAAAAAATACTTACTGCTCCCCAAATAAGAAAAAAGGTAGAAGGTATATTATTTTGCATAATTGGAGTTACTTCAATTATTTCCATAGAGTTCCAAAAACTCCTTTCCAAAAAGTTCTTTTGCCTGTCTTACTGCTTTCTCGCTTGCGAAATAAACACAATCTCTTTTTTTAACATAGGAGTTTTCTACAGCACAATAAACTTCTCCTTTGTTGACAACAAGAAGATAACGATTATCATGTTCCGTCATATTTCGTAAGCCATTCGCTAACGAAAATCTCAACATTTTTCTGAAAAGAAGTTCTCTTTTTGCAACGTATTCTGCGTCTTCTTTTGTTGAGAAATAATTACCCGTTTCAAAAGCTGCGTTGTCTCCTTGTGAAAAAGTATCACAGTATTTAAAAGGTTCACTATCATAACCATTCATTGACCAATAATACTGACCTTTTTCTCTATGAAATCCCGAAACAGGTTCTTCAATTTCTTCGTAAGTAATCTTATATTTCTTACCATTAAGTTCAATTATTTGTGATTCCATAAACTTCTTTAAACTCCTTTTCAAACTCTTTTTTAGCTTCTTCCGCAACTTCTTTTGAGTTAAAATAAATAACACCAATTTGACGTAGTAGACATACGTAAGAAATTACGATGCCTTCCAAAGTATAACTTAAATACCACTTTTGAGTATCTTCATTGTTCCAGTCAATTTTATCACCATCATGGGTCAAGGAGAAGCGCCACATCTTTCTAAGGAGAATTTCTTCTGCGGCTCGCTTTTTCAGAAGTTCTTCATTAAGGCAATAATTACCAATTTTATACCGCCTATCATCAAAAGAAATATTCGCTTCGGTAACTTTATATACTACACCATCTTGTCCTATGTAATAGTAGTCAGCATCTTTTGCTTGTCTTTCAAAACTATTACTCAAACTATTATTAGCATGATTTTTAATTAAATCAACTAATTCTTTATCTGCTTTATATTCAACACCATCAACATAAATAAAATCAGTCATTTTCTTCCTCCAAATCTGGAAAATCAATAATCGCCCATGCAGACGGCGCGAACCCGTAAACTTTAGTTAATGGAAAGTGAGAGAAAGAAACATTATCAGTCCAAACATCACTCTCTTTATTATAAAGACATTGTTCTACCCATTTATGATCATTTGTCTTCATTGCACAAAAATAGAGACCTCCTTTATCTGGCTTTTCTTCAGGATATTTTCTCCATCTAATAAGGCTTTCATTCTTTGTTTCTTTTTCTTCTTCTTGGAGTTTCTCAAAAAAATTCACAAGGTCATCTGCATTGTCGCGTGTTTGTTCAAAAAGTCGAATAATTTCATCATACTTCTTCATTATCAGTAGCCTCCTCTGCCCAAAGAATTGGAAGAACCATCTCTCCATTTACTGTCCAAACATTACCTAATGTAGAGTAAAAGCAATATTCCAATCTTTCGTCTTCTCCAATTTTTACATCTGCAAAATATCTGCCGTCTTTCTCAGGTTTTTTATCGAGCTGATGCCAAATAATCATTTTATTCCTCCGCGTAATCCATTAAGGTATTCGTAATATTAGGAATTAAATTATAACAAGTATCGGAGTCGCGCCACTTACATTTTTCACATTCCCCATAAAAAATATCATCTTCAGAACAATATTTATAGCAATCTCTTAATTCTTTAACCTCTCTTGCTTTATTGGGTTCATTATGTAAATAAAAAAGTTCACTATAAACGCCAAGAGTGCTAAAAATTTCATCTCTTACAATTTTTCTACATTTTTCTTTATTTGAATCAATTTCTCTTAATGGACAAACATTACATCTTCGATTACAACACCAATAAAAAGCAAAAGCAACATCTTTAATATCAAATTTAGAATTGATTCTTCCCATAGTCTTCTCCAATCTTTAAAAGAACTCGTTCAACTTCTAAGTTCAAAAGAGTACATTTTTCTGAACTATCATAACCCCATAAGCAACTAACGCAATTCATTTGATCACAAAGATTACAAAAAATGAAACCATTTAAAAGTTCCTGGATATATTTAGACTCTTCTTTTCGGTTTTTACTACGGAGAAAATAGAAATATTCAGTAAGCTGATCTACAATAAGTTCTAAAATTTCTTTATTGCAATCAATATTTTTTTTTCTTTCACAGTTGTCACAATTTCCATTATCACATCCTTTTAACAACTGCACGAGTTCTTCCCTTGTGTATTTTGGCTCTGCTTTTCCACAAGTATCATCCGGCTTAACAATACCTCTCATAGCAATCGCGCACTCTCCATAACAATCAGAAAACATTAGGTGTTTACAATTTTGACAAGTAATCATTCATCTTCCTCCCTTATTTCCCAATCTACATTGTCATAAGGGAAGTCAGCGTTTTTGTCTATTGCTTCTCTAATTTCAGCTGATGAAGCATTATCAGGCACTTCAATCTGATCAAAGATAAAATATTCAATATCAATCAGCATTTTCATCTTCTCCTTTTAGCAATCCTCCACCTCGATTTCCATATCGCTATAATCCATAGGGGCTTCTTCTTCTGCTAATTCTTTAATATCTTCATAAGAAGTAACATCTGAAACTGTAAAATCTTTTACAACTGTATACGTAACAAAAACCTGCTTCATATTATCTGTTCCTTTCCTTTTTTTCTATAATAATTATACCAAAATTTTGTACATTTTTCAAACTTTAAATGGTTATTGGATATGAAAAAAGAGAGCTATTAGCTCTCCTATTTCGTCTCTTTATTCGCGTTTTATATACGGCGCGATCCCGATTCGAGCGACCATTATTTCTTCTTATTAATAATCTTCACCTTATAACCAAGTTCTTTCTCGATTTCATCGAGAGTCATTTCTCGAGAAATAGGTTCTGTAATAATATCAAAACAATAACCAAGAATTTTTGAACCTCGCTTACTTGCAAATGCAGAGTCAGCCGCGTACAAAGTCATTGAATCCTTACAATCTATATAGACGTGTGTGCCAACGTAAAATGACTCACTCTTAATAGATGGAAGACGTCCTTGAATAAGAGGTAATACTGCTTTTGGGATTTCAACAATGTGCTTACCTTTTTCGTCTTCATATTCATAAGCTAATGCAAGATACCAAGTCTTATCTTCTTTAAAAGGAGTAACACTAATAAGTTCAGCAGCCGTATATTTATTCATTAAATATCAGTCCTTTCATTTCAAATATAACAACACCACATCCAATACTTTATTTATGTCAGAATCTTACAATCATTAGTGGAAACCCAATAAAAATTCTTGTCTTCACTCACGACAAGAAAACGATCTCCAGCTGGATCCACAAAATATACTTTAGAATTATGTGAATCGCCATAGTCGTCATACCAAACCACAAAAATATTAGACGTCACTACTCTTCTTTCGTTACTTAATCTCTTTTTTCAGAAGCTCGTCTCTGTAATCCCGTAGCAGATCACAGATTTCTTGAATTTCTGAGTCAGTTAATTTATGCGTATCCCAAAGCATGATATTACGAAGTTTATCGCATTCGCACATAATTTTACAAATTTCAGATACGGTCATTATACTTTTCCTTTCTTAGCTTCTTTAAGTATTTGCTATACTTCTTGCTGTATTTCCTTAGTAATATTTTTAGCATAATTGAATTAGTTTGTTCTGCGTTTTCCGGCATAGTTGTAAGATAAGGATAATTTTCTTTATCATCGACTAAGGTTTTAAACAGCAGATCAAGCGCATACTGAGCAGAAATTGGAGGATCATCAAGAAAAAGATCTGGGTCGTTGAACCACTCTGCTTTCTTTCTGCTATAACCTTCAAAGGAAATATCTTTAGACCAAACCATCTTCTATTCCTTTCAGAATATCGACTACTTCTAAAATTCGACCCTTGATAGAAATCAAATGAGTGCGCAGTTGCTCTAATTCCGGAGCAAGTTCAATGTAACCAGCAAGAATATTAAGACTATTGCATTCGTCTAATAGTTCTTGTATTAGTTTCTTGTGTTCCATCATTATCCTCTTTTCTTTTTTACTTTAAAAAGAAGACATTCATAGACTAAATCTCCGCGAGATTGTTCTCCAAAGATGGCCTCGTTCTATACAAATCCAAGCGAAAAGGTAAGGACATTGTGTTTCACGCATGAAAACTGCAAACCGTCTCGCACTATTTCTCTGTATTCCACACGACATCAGCAGCTTGACGAATCGTTTACGAGTCATTTTTCATTCTCCTGTTCCAAGCTTCAGCTGCTTCTTCTACTGTTTCTTTTTCTTTAGTGCAATAACTACATTTTGGACAAGAAATACGGTAGGTAGTTTGATTGCTCTGAAAATGACCATACGGTACTATTCTGCCATTATTGTAACCACATTTTTTACATGGCATTAAAAAATTTGTTTTGTCATTTTTTACCTCAATTTCCTCTTGGCATTTACAAATTGAACGTTTATCCATTATTTTTTTCATCGATCTCTCTCACATCGAATTTTATAAGACAGCTTTTACAAATATTTTCTTTGATGGGCTTATTTATAGCTTCCTTCCAAACTTCGGCTTTTCTATAACCTTCAAGCCAAATATAACGCTTACATTCTAGGCATAAACGTGGAATAAATGCAAATCGATTACATGAGAGCATCATCGTTACTCCACCTTTCCAGTAATTAGCTCACTGTAAGGCAAACTCTCAATCCAATTACAGAAGTCGCGCCATTCATCAAGCTTATGGTTCTTACGGGACTTATACATATTTGCCAAAACCTCATAATTCAGCATAACTGTCCTACGCTGATTATAAGAGCTTGGAAGGAGCTGAATTATAGAATACCAAAATTTTTTGTCGTTAGTTTGAATATATCTTCCTCGGTAGTAGTTAAGAACATTGATTGTTAAACCAAGAAGGTCGTCACCATCTACCCGGATGTTATTTGCATCATTGAGAAAAAAAGCATCGCCAGCATCATTATTGGCCATACTCAGTAAATGTTCATGGCTGAAATCCTCTGGCATAAACTCTTTTGCATGAATCTTGTGCATTGTTGAACAGGAATTTGCTACTGTTCCAACTTTGTACGTATCGAATTCTTTCCCATCACCCTAATATTTTCATATTAGATTGGACTATCTTTTACTTTTATTTATATCAAAATAAAAGAACACCATTTCCAATTACGTATCAATAGTAATCGTACTCCTCGTCTAACCGAGGATAGTCTCTACAGGTTTATTTAATAAAGTATTTAAGTTATAACTTTCGTTATAAGAAATAATAATTATTTGATACTTTATTAAATTTTCCCACGGGATTGCCACCACCATAATGTGCTGAGGTTTCCCCGTTAGCTATTAACATAATTAATAACCCCGTTGATGAAACGGAAAAGCGTTTACTGGCAGAAAGTTTACCAGTATAAAGGAGCCGTAATATCAAGGTATACGGTAATCATCCGCATGAATTTACGATGATCCGTACCTGCATTACGAAGACGAGTCATGAGATCAAGATCATTAGTACCAATACCTCTTCGATATGGTTTTCCGGCAGATTCAAAAATATAAGCACATTTATTATAGTCATGACAACCACGACAATTTTCCGTCGATGGCTTACAGAAACTATCGCTCTTCTTCCAAGAGTTCATCGGATTACGCATACCACGAATGGCAGCTTCCCAACCCATTACTTCAGTATTTTCAATTTTTATCATCTTTATGTCTTCTCTCCTTACTCTCTTTAATAGACCCCGCGGCAACTAGAGCCATAGCAAAAGCTCCAAAGGTCGCCCCAATAAAAAGACCAATCAAAAAACTAATCATCTTCTTCCTCCTCAAAACCATCGTATGTAGCAACAATATCATACAATGTTTGTGCTAAAGTCTTTCTATCTAAAGTAATACCAGCTCTTTCAAAATAATGAAGCTGATCATTTATAGTGTCTTCATAAGCCTCAATATAGTCCTCAACTCTCCAATCACCATCAATAATTTTTTTTAGATAATCTAAGAGACAACGACCCTTTGCTGTCAGCATATATTTTTTCATTCGCAATACTCCCACTCAAGACTACCGCCGCACATTTCTTCATCCTTATAATCAAACTGAATTACATAATTTTCTAGACAAGGCTCATCACAATAGAACTTACACATATATCCATTCTTCACAAGAATACTCATAAACTTTGAAATGTCATCAAACATTTCACGGCGCGCGTCCTCAATTTCAAAGTGCGCGTCCTCAATTTTAAAGTGCTTATTTTTATAACTATCAAGGCTAAAACAAATACTATTTGGTTTCATATTAACCCTCGCTTTCTAAAATCCAATAAACATTTTGATTCTTTTCATTCTTGGATACACCAATTTTTCCCTTTTTGTCGAGAGAACGAAGTACACCTCCGACTTGGGTTGGACTAATTGAAATTCCAAATTTACGCATCGCCGCAGTCGAAATGGATTTAGAGGTTATACAACTTCTTTCGCTAAGAATTGCTTCAACAATTTCGAGATTAGTCATTTCCATCTAGCTGTTCATCTCCAAGAATATATATATCTCTATCATAATCTTCTTCGAAAGTGAAAGTTACTTCATCAACACCTTTTCCAAAATAGCGTTCAATTTCATCAATTCCTTCTTTGACATCGCGCACAAGTCCATTTGCCCTATACATTTTGTCGTCAACTTCTTCATAATAAAGAACGGAAAATTTAACCATATTTTTTGAGTACCTCTTTTCCTTTTTTTCTATAATAATTATACCAAAATTTTATGTAAAAATCAATTAACTTCTTATTTAAATTTTTATATTCTTATTAAAATATCCCCACTTAATTTGTGAGAGAATTACTAAGGAGGGAGCCTTATGTTGCTATATGACGGTCGCTCCTATGCTTTTCAGTGGGATTTAAATATCTCAGTGGTTGTCCCAAAAGCAATGGAAGGACAAGATATTGAATTTTCTTTCTCCAAAGATGAAAACGCTGTCACAACAAAGGCTTATCTAAAAAATGGCCTAATAATTGCTGATATTCCTAATTATCTTTTAAAAAGAACTGGTTTTTTAAATGTATATCATATATTAGAAGATGAGAAAGGAAATAGAACAATTTGGCGTGGTCAATTAAGAATTCTTAAAAAAGAAAAGCCTGATGATTATCCCGGTTCGTGGGAAGAAGAGAAAAAGAATGGGACTCGTTAAATAAAAGAGTCACTAAGTTAGAAGAAGAACTTCCAAAATACGAACTTAAAGTTGGAACCGAGATAAACCTTGGCGGCGTAAAAAGCTCTAAAGAAAAAAATAAAATAGAGATTCTCGAAGATGGAACCATGCAGATAAATGATATAGATCTGGCGTTAGACCTTATCTTTAGTGGTGGTGGGGCTGACGTTAGTGAGGAGGAATTTTAATGGCTATCCAAATTCTTAATGCCCGTTTCACAGTTAGAAATGATTCTGCTGAGAAATGGGAATCCTCCAATCCAATATTACTAAAAGGTGAAATAGGTCTTGAAAACGACACCAGCCAATTTAAATTTGGTGATGATGTAACACCGTGGAACGAACTAAAACACGTAACACTTCCTTTGAATCCAGAAACTCCTGTTGTTGAAAGTTTAAAAATTAACGGAGAACTTCTAAAAAAGAATGAGGATGGTTCTATTGAATTGCCGTTAGCAAGCGCTGGTGATTATGGTTTAGTTAAACCAGACAACGAGACATTAAGCGCAGACAACGGTGTTCTGTCTATCTCAAAGTTAAGTGTAGATAAACTTTATGTTAAAGAAGATTCCGAATTAATACTTGATGGAGATCATGCTTGATATGGCAAATACAGTTTTACAAACTCGTATTCAACTAAAATATGATACTTATACTAATTGGCAAACTAACAACCCCGTTCTTAGAAAAGGTGAATTAGGTATTGCCGAGGTGCCTGCTGAAACCGGCGCAACTCAAGGCGAGCCTGCGGTTCTAATTAAAGTTGGTGATGGTACTTCTAACTGGAAAGACCTAAAGTATATTACTGGTCTTGCCGGAGATGTTTATGCTTGGGCAAAGGCGGCTACGAAGCCAACTTATACCGCAAATGAAATTTCTGGTCTTTCTAATTACATTTCTGGTCAGATTAAGGATACTGATACTCAATACACAATTAGACTCGAGGGCCGTACTATTAAACTTTTCTCTAAGAATAAAGACGATGTTGATTTTGGTGAGACTCCAATCGCTTCTGTTACCATTCCAGAGACAACTTATACTTTAATCACTGGTGTAACAAACGGTACTGTTAAGTTCAATGGTACTGAAGTTGCAGTTGCTGGTCTAAAGAGCGCAGCTTATGAAGATGCAAGTGCATTTGATGGCGCTGGTTCTGCTGCTGCTGTTCTTGGTAAGACTTCTGACGCTGCTTCTGCTAATACAGTACACGGCGCGAAGGCCGCTGCTGCAGCTGCACAGGCCACAGCTAGTGCAGCTATGCCAAAGGCTGGAGGTACATTCACTGGTGCTGTTACACTTAGCGGCGCTCCAACTGCTGAACTTCATGCTGCGACTAAGAAATATGTAGACGAAGCAAAAACTTCCGCTATTACTACCGCTGCTGCTGATGCAACAACAAAAGCTAATGCGGCAAAGGATGCGGCTGCCGCAGATGCTACTTCAAAGGCTAACCAAGCTTTAACCGATGCAAAGGCTTATGCTGATGAAAAGACTGCTGGTCTTACGGGTGCTATGCACTATAAGGGTGCAGTTGAGGCTTGGCCACCAACTGGTACTTATGTCTCTGGTGACGTTGTTCTATATGGTTCAAAAGAGTATGTTTATGATGGCAAGTCTTGGCATGAACTTGGCGATGAGGGCAGTCACGTCTTAAAGACTCAAAAAGTCAATGGCCATGCTCTCTCTGGCGACATTACCCTAACTGCCGCAGACGTTGGTGCAGCTACTTCTGCTGATATTGCAAGTGCTATCGAGGGTCTTGATGTTGCTGCCAAGGGTGGAGAAGGTAAATACATCCAATCTATCCAAGAGACAAATGGTAAGATTTCTGCTGTTGAAGCTTCTATGCCAACAGCTTTAAAGAATCCAAATGCTTTAACTTTTGGTACTAAAACTTATGATGGTTCTGCCGCTCAGACTATTACTGCGGCTGACCTTGGCGCGATTACCGATATTTCTGGTAAGCAAGACAACCTAACTTTCGATGGTACTTATAATGCTGCTACTAATAAAGCTGCCACTGTTTCTACAGTTACCAATGCAATTAATGATCTAGACGTAGAAGACGCCGAGGTTACTGGTGAGGTTGTTAGTGCTGTAAGTGAGGCAAATGGTAAAATCACTGTCACACGTCGTGCTCTTATTGAGGCCGATATTCCTACGATTGGTGTTGCTAAAGTTTCTGGTCTTGCTAAGGTTGCTACTTCTGGTAAGATTGATGATTTAACTCAAACGGCTTATATTATTTTTGACTGCGGTTCTTCTTCCACAGTTATCTAATTTACATATAGAAAGGACGGAGGGTCGGCGCAAGTCGGCTCTTTTGTCTTATATAGGAGGATAAATGAATAATACGTCTTTTAATACAAGAATAAAACAAAAAAGGGATACTGCTGCTAATTGGGAAAAAATCAAGAATTCTTTTTCTCCCTTAGATGGCGAGATTATTATTGTTGACACTTCCGCGGGAGATACTCGACTAAAGATAGGAAGATATGATGTCTCTAAAAGTAGACTCCTTACATATGCAGAATTACCTTTTCTAGATGAAAAGCTCTATAATACAGTTGGAACGAAAATTGGTAATCTTTATGATGAGATCAATGAAAAAGCAACAAAAGACGCTGCAACGCAATCCACGAATGGACTCATGAGTTATGTCGATAAAAAGAAAATTGATGACCTCGATAGTACAGTTGCTACCGCAGTTAGCACAGCTGTGGCTGACATCGTAATAGATGGCGGCACTTGGTAATATAAAAAGGACTCGTAGAAAATAACCTACGAGTCTTTTATTATAATTATGTTTCTTCTTTTGGAAATAAAACTTTTTCCCAATAGCTTGTGTTTAACTTCTCAAAGAATTTATCTTCTTTTTCATTTATACAAGCATATAAATAGTCTTTCAAAATACTGGTATAATTAGAACCAATATAAAGTGCTTTCTCCTTTTTTGTGGTAAAACTTTTTAACTGATCTGCCGCGGCCCTACATTCTTTTTTTATACTCTCAATCTTTTGTTTAATCTCCAAAGCCCTATCTTTATATTCTTCTGCATAAACCAAAAATTCATCAAGCTCTCCAGAAAGAACGATTTTCAAAAGACGTTTATTCGTAATGCAATTATTATTGCGTGAATAATGAGCAAGAACATAGGCAGGAGATTTTACTTTAACTCGATGGCATCTTTCATCACAAACAACATACCCCTCTTCATCCCAAGGCAATTTTTCAACAGCTCTTATTAATTCATCAAAATTAGCTTTATAAAGTTTTGGTAAGTCTACAAGCTCCTTCACCTTATCACAAGTTTTCCAAAAAGGAAATTCAACATCAAAACAACGCTCTCTTTTTGACAAAAAGAAAATTTGATAATCTTTATAAGGAATTACAATACGATTCTCAGGAGAGCAAAGTTCAAATAGATAAGTATTAAATTTAGACAAATGATCTGTAAATTCTTCAAACTTCTCAAAACCATAATTATGAAGTGCTCTTTCAAAAAGTTCTCCAAAACTATGTATATCATTTGCTGGAGTTTTAAAAGCATCAATAGAACCATTAGTAGAAAGATGCCATTTTCCTTCCCACCACCAGGCTTTCATTAAAGAGCCATCTTCTTTTTCAGAAATAATCGCAGTTTTCCAATCAATTTTTGCAGCATTTCGTTCTCCAAAATTAAAAAACTTATCGAAAGGATGGCAAGCTATCTTCCAAGTATATTCATCTGGATGAAATAGGATAAGGCCACGACATACCTGAACAAAATCATTGGAAAAATCAGAATTAATCTGGTCATATTTAAATAATACGAACTCACCCTCTTTCTGAATTTTAAGATTATATGGCGCGGAAGTCAAAAATTCTTCCCAATCAGGCTGTACATGAAGAAAATCCAAAAAGGCATCAATTTTTCTCATTTTTAGCTCCTTCTTCATTTAAACATCTTTTACAGAGCAATTTTTCTTCTTTTTTAAGAGGTAAGCCGCACTCAGCACAGAATTGTTTTGAAAATATTGAATATTTATGAATTACATGCTCTACTTCGGAAGAATATCTGTCAAAATAAATTACAAGTTCTCCCCATTTTTCTTTTATTTGGAGACAATGAAAATTCCTAACGTGCTTACCCATTGCGGCGCGAAGGTCTTTTAACATTTGCTCACCAAAAGCACAAAGCCAACCAACTGGCATCTCATATAATGGATTATAATCTCCAGAATCCGAATCAATCATGAAAGGATATTCCTTTTTAAGTCTATTGACGCCAAACTTGCCATCATCTTCAAAAATTGAGAAATCATATTCACGCATAATACCATTCTCCTTCCTGATTTACAAGAGTAATATGATGAGCACTATTATTATCGTTAAAAAGTTCTACTCCGTAATTGAAAGCACGACTCACTTTAAAAATTTCCTCACCTGAAATAAAATCCCAGAGAAGATCTTTTGCAGCTTTTTCGTCTTTTGCTCTTACACAAAAACTCTCACAGACTTCAGTCCCAAGAAACTTGTAAAACATAAAATATTCTTTCATTATATTGACTCCTTTTCTTTTTTCTATAAATATTATATCAAAAAAATAAAGAAAAATCAATCCTCAATTTTTCCAGTGATGTCGCAGTAATGAAGTTCCATCAAGTCTTTTCTAGAATCTGGGAAATACCTCTTAATCTTTTCTTCGTTCTTTTCGCCAGAAAAGAATGGAAGCATGTGACATTGAATTAGATAAAGTACCTCAAGCGCGGTTGCTTTTCCATTGGTTCCTTTCTTAACCATATCACAAAATTCTTTTGAAGTTAGCCAAAGATAAGCTGAAACTTTTTCATGACTGTAATAGTGCGCGATTCCATTTTTGAACTCTTTTGTAAAAAATTTGCCTAAGTCATGGTATCTTGCCGCAAGTCGAATAGCTTCTTTTTTATCAGCTGCGCGCATCTCTACAAGCTTAAAGTGTTGTTTAATTGTTTCTTTATGAAAAGGAGTATCATGCGGTTGATCTTCCATTTGATAATACCTTTCAATCGAATATAAATCAGAATAACAATCTCTATGAGTAATTATCCAATCCCAGCCTTCATTGCAACATGGCATTTCAAAAGATCTCATCTGCTTCATAATTACGTTCTTTCCGACTGTTCTTTCTCTTTTTGAGTCTCTTTCAATACAAGTTTCAAATGGAACACACATTACATAGCAGATTTTTTCACAATCAATTTTTTGCTGTTCAAGTTGAAGAAGAAAATGAAGTCTATCTTTCTGCTTTAAATTAGTAGCATCATATATACAATTCTTTCCATCTTTTAAAGCACTAAAAATTCTTTTATGAAAAATATTAAAGACTTTTTGAGGCTTACCTTGTATACTTTCATCTCCATAAAGTTCTTCTCTAATTTTATCAGAAGAAAAAACTTCAATTAGCTTCACCCGTTCTACAATACTTTTTGAGAATGTACTTTTTCCAGAACCACTAAGTCCTACCAAAAAAAATAGCATAGGTTTATTCATATTATTTGCTCCTTTCTAAAACAACTAAATGACTACATCTTTTTCCATCTTTACAGCCTTTTCGCTTTGGATTTGTACATTTTTCATGAACTCTTTTTCTATCAATATTTGCACAATGAAGCAAACAATAAGCGTATTCAGTACGTTTAATCCACAAGTAGAAATCACCTCAAATTCCAGAAAAGTCAATCAGTTTTGGTATACCTTTTTCGTCATACCCAAAATTTCCGCTGTGAAAATCATTAATTTCTTCTTCTGTGCAAAACTGCGCGACTTTCTTAATCTTGTCTTCAGAATAAAAGTCAGAAAATACTGCATTTAAACTATCGAATGCTTCAAAATCGTCAATAGTAGAATGAATATAATCATCACGATCATATTCATCTTCAAAGTCTTGAGAGCAGCTAAAATTCTCTTCTGCATAAGAGTAAAGTTTATCATCAATTTCTTGTCTTCTAATTGTCATTCTTTTTTGGATATAAACAGGAATATCAAAAAATCTATCAACAAAGTAAGTTTCTGCAAAGAACTCGTTCAAATGAACTCGGCGCGCGGCCTCATAATTTTTTGCTTCGAGTTCACAAAAATTCTGTTTCATTCTACCATCAAGTCGCGGCACTTTAATAACCCAATTACTATATTCGTCAAAATCAACCATTATTTTTGAAATGCCGAAGTCGATTGTATACCCCGTGTCTTCTGCAATTTCATCTAAGCCTTCAACAAAATTTTTACTCCTATAATAAACTAAGTCTTCAAAATTACTATCACAAAGGTTCTGCATAACTTCCAAAATGATTTTTTTATCGATGTTCATTCTGCTCAACCTTCTTTCTTTTTTTCTATAATAATTATACCAAAATTTTGTCCAAAAATCAAATTATAAATATTCTTTTACCAGTGACTTAAAGGAAGCTAAAAAATGCACACTAATTCTTGTTTCTTTTAATGCGACTTCTCTTTGGTGTTGCCATGCCGCATAACCCGTTGATTCTGGGCCTGGTTTCTCCCATAAAATTCCAGGTGTGCTATAAGAAGCACTAATTATAGAAGTTGGATTCCTTTCAGCTTGTTCAATAGCGCGACCATAAATATTTAAAAGGAAAGAAAGAGGAATCATAACACCATTTAAATTAAAAATATGAATACCATTTACTCCATGCGTCATATCTCTACCTATTGTGTTAAAATCATCAAAGAGAAGATACGCAAAATCTCGCGCGATTGCATCATTAATAGTTCCTCTCAAGTTACTGTTTGCGCCAACTGCACCTCTAGCAGTATTAAGCATAACACCAATAAAGGTTCTCATATTCTTGTTTACTTTATCCATAATACCCATATATTGTAGTGCAGACATATCAGAAGTGCCACTAAAACCACCACGACGCGTAAAATTATCAGTTAAAGAATAATTTTTATCAGAACTATAAATTATATAGCTATCATTGATTTTACTTAATTTCTCTCCCAAATCATCAAGAAGTTTAATATTCTTTTCTCTCGTGCCAGTTTCACCTTCTTCTAATGCTTCCTCTAAAATGCTTGCATCAAATCCAATAGCAACATAGTTATCTGCTTTCATGTGCTTTTCGCCAGTTGCATTTGCCGAAACGACACGAAAATTATCCCCTTTTACTTGAGAACCAATAATAGATAAAATACTTTCTTCGATCGCTTCCAATGAAAGACCACCGCGCGCATTTACATTTTTCTCAACTACATTTTTCACAACATCATTGAATTTATCTGGAATTTTTCTTTTCTTTTTATCTATTGTTTGTAAAATACTTTTTTTCAAATCATCAATATGGTAAATATCTCTTAATCTTTTTTCTAGTTGTGAACGTTGCCCGATCTTGGTCAAAGCCTGAAGAAGTTCTGTATAAGCTTTTTTTTCATTCATATCAACTTTATCACTTAATTTATTTGTCATCATATCATCGATTGCAAGACTAATAACATTTTCAATTCCAGCCTCAAGAACTGGGGCACAAGCATTAACAAATTTTTGATTACGAGGACAATTTTCCATTGCAGAAATTAGTTGTCTATAAATGGTTGGAAATTCTTTATTCCAAGCTGTTGAAAAATAGCTACCAAACCAACTAATAATGCTTTTTTTTGCTTCATTTTCTTTAATTAGTTGAATATTGGCGTCATAAACTTTTTTTAAATTCAAACAATTATTTAGAGTGTCAATAAAATCTTTTATAGAATCTTTTTTATTATAGTCAATCTCTCCAATATTAACACCAAAAATTTTCTGTAAAACTCTTTTTTCTTTATTTTCTTCTGCGTGAGCGAGTTGAAAAAAATATTCTGATTGTCTATTTCTTTCGTCTAAATCATTTTTTTGAAAGGTTAAATCGCTTTTTGCTGTATTGTAAAGTTCTTCTTGCCCTTCATCTTTCAATCTTTCATAGAAAACTAACATTGAACTAATTGATTTAGAACGAATATATTTATATTGATATGCCATAGTTCACCACCTAATAAAAAAGGGAGTCGGCGCCGACTCCCAAAATATATATAAACAGAGAACTAATCTCTGATTTTTAATCGAGCCGATCAGCTAATGCTGCAACCTTACCACGCTCTGATTTTTCAAGTCTTACATATCCAAATTCTGAAACGCCTTTTAATCTTTCAATCATTAATTCCAAACCATGAGACTTCTCAAAGACATCTTTATCTCGCTGTTTTGTGTCACCTTCAATCCAAAGTTGAGAATTTTCGTCAACGCGTCCCATTAGAAGCTGAATATGCTCTTTCGTGAGATTTTCTGCTTCAGTTGAGTAAATAATTGAATTACGGAAGCTTCTACCTCTCAACATATTAAGAGGAACAACTTCAAAACTACCCTTGTCAATAAGAGTCTTTAAACCGTCAATACCACCCACATGGTCAGCAAATGGCATTGCCCAGTCGATTAACTTCTCGAGCAACGTTCCAGGAAGATGACCAATAGGTTCTGTATTGCGAACTGAAATATTATTACGAACGTAAATAATCTTATCAAATTTCCCCTGTTCAATCTTTTGAAGCATACCAGCTACCATAATTAAGGTCTTACCGCAGCCGAACTTTGATGTTAAAACTTTAATTGGAATATTATCATTATTGATAAGATCAAAAGCACAATATTGTTCTGGATTGCGCGGCTTCAAAAGTCCCATAAAGTTACTTTCAATAACAGGATAATTGACTTTCATTAAGACTTTATTCCGTTTTACATAAGTTTCTAATGGTTCATTAAAAGCGTTCCTAATATTTAGATATTGATTTTCTACTAAATCATCAGAATTAACTTGATTCTGATAAAACTGCGCGAGCATTTCATCACTTAAACAAACATCTTTAATTCCTGTGTAATCAATCATTTAGTTACCAACTCCCCATCCCCAATAATTTCAAAAATGGAAGTAATGATTTTATCATACACACCATGCTTCACGCAGTCTTCGGCAGACACATACCAGTCACCATTCATGTTCTTTTCGACTTCTTCTTTTGTGAACTTAGTTTTCTTTAAAATCACATCAGAAAGTTCTGCAACTTGTTTCTCATATTCGTCCATAAAAGCAGCAACTTCTGAAAAAGAACCAGAAATACCATCACAAGAACCTTTATGAAAAAGAACATTAGAGCTTTTAAGACCAAACCTCTTATGACAAGAGAGAAGAATTAGACCTGCCGCGCTATATGCGTTACCAAGATTAATACCATAGACGGGAGTTTTAGATAATTCAATTAAATCAGAAAGAACTCTAAAAATGTCTAACTCTCCACCAGGTGAATGAATAAGAAGCTTGATTGGCTTTCTTTTTTCGACTGGAATATTACTATCCTCTCTATTCCACTTCAAGATATAATGCGCGAGGTTCAAAGAATAATTATTAATCTCATCAGAAACCCAGAAAATTCTTTCCTCTAAGTCGGTATAGAAAGAAAGAAGGCTATCGTCTGGAAGAGAATAATTAGCTGAATCTGGAATGGCTAGAGTTGGTAGTAGAATTTGTTCATTTTTTTTCATTTTATTTCCTATTCCCTAAGTAAAATTTTTTAGACTTTTCTTTAAAAAAATAAGCGGGACAGAACGTTCCCGCTATAATTTAAAGCTTAAAAAGTAGATCAAAAGGATTCTTTGTGGAAGTCTTAAAGGTATAAGTACCATACTTCTCACAATATTCCTCAAGTGCTTTCTTATACTTATCATAAGCCGCAAGATATGCTTCTCTTAGCTCTTTAATGTGCTGTTTTGCTTCTTCTTGTCTCTTTTCCTTTGAAGAGAATTCCTCTTCTGCTGCAAGACAATCAGCTTCAGTATCATAAAACTTATCGGTTTTTTCACTATAGTATCTCATAAGTAATTCCTCCTTAAACACGATACTTATTTACAAAACTTGGGAGACAACCATCATTAGAAAGATTTACGAGGTAAGTATCTTCATAATCGGTTGTCATATAAATAACACCAAGAAGAGAACGAGCATCCGCGCGTAGCGTACCATCGAAATTTTCAATTACATACTTATCAGTTGTTCCATCGCTATTGAGATTTCTAACAAAATCCTCAATTTCTCTCGTTTTATCAAGACGAATATGCGTTCTTGTATACGCCATTTCTATCAGCTTCCTTTCAAAATTTTTTAAATGGTAGCGGAGATGGAACTCGAATCCATGATTTTCACCTTATGGGGGTGACGAGATAGCCGCTTCTCTACTCCGCTTGGCGACTTGAATGGGACTCGAACCCACGATAACTGGAGAGACAGTCCAGCGCATTAGCCACTATGCTACCAAGTCAAATATGAGAGTTTTAGTTTATACGCTCACAACTTGCTGGTGACCCAGCCAGATTCGAACTGACATTACTGGATTGAAAGCCCAGTCTCCTAACACCTGTTAGAGGATGGGGCCAAATTCATCAACTTTTCCTTTCTTTGTAAGAAAAATATTTTATACCATTTTTAATTTCAAATTGAACTTGATCTTTTCGTTGAAGCGCAGTCATAATTCCCATCATAGTGGTAAAACTATCTTCCTTGACTGCGTGCATTAAATCATCATAAGTATATTGTTGTTCTTTATGTTTCTTTAATAGAAGTAAAATTTCTTCTTTTCTTTTAGTTTGATCAATGATTGACTTCCCACAATAAAGGGTATTTTTATAAGGTTTAGTAAGGAAAAGAGCTATAAAAATTGGAGTAGAAAAATACATTTTTATCAATCCTTTATCTTATTGTTCTTTTTAAAATTTAATAATTGAAAGTCCTTCATCTTTTAAAAAATTAACAATTTCTTCTTCTGGGATTTCATACCATGTAGGATGTTCATAATGTAAAATTTTATAGGCTAAAGCTTCAATCACTTCAATTAATTCTGCCTTATCGCAAGCTCCATATTCAATCATTCTATCCTATTTCCTTCCTTTCTTTTTAAGCCCTTTCTTATTTTCTATAAATATTATATCAAATTTTTATTAAAAAATCAATTAAGGGCGCTCTTCCCAATTGACTTCATTAATAGAGCCTCGATCATCAACTTCAAAGTCATCAATTATTAAGTCTAAATTACATTCATATTCATTATCATAAATGAAATTAATAGGATCTTTTTTAAATCGTTCAAACTCTTCATCGGTCATTTCTACGATACCTTCTAAATGTCCATATCGCAAATGACCTGCAACATAATCAAGAGGGGCGTCAATAAAAATTTTCTTCATAATAATTATATTTCCTTTCCATAAAAAATTGTGGTGATTCCAGCTGGATTTGAACCGACGACTCCAGCTTGAGAGACTGACGACTTAGGCCACTTGTCGATGGAACCAAATCAATGGAGAGTGTCACTTTCCTTACGGCGATTGATACCAATTAGATTTTTTAAGCAAAAATCTAATAAAAGACTATGTGTATCAGCTCATACATTGAGTAAAGTTCTCTAGAGTAAGGTTGACACTTATCCATTTTGACTAAGAATGGAATACCCTTTGGAGGCTCCAGTCAGACTTGAACTGACGACTCTGCGGTTATGGAGTTTAATATGAGAATTGAACTCATATCTTTTCCCCACTCTTCTTTTTTGAGTGCGAAACGCATTACTTATGCTAATTAAACACAGCCGCATGCTCTACCAACTGAGCTATGGAGCCATAAAGCCAGCTTTTAACCGGTAATCGCTGGCTAACTACCTTTTTAAAAAAGAGAAGATACAACTCTTACCATTCCTTACCTAGAGATGATTCTCTGTCCGTCCCTAACCTTAACGTGAGAATTAGTCTTTTTCGCAAGAACTAATAAAACGCTAGTTTACTTTCATAACTAGAAACGCAAGCCTTGAAAGACCGATTATATCCATGGTTCACGGTCTTTGTAAACTTCTTACCCAACTCTCATTAACGCCACGGTAAGCTGACCCTCTTTTAGGATTCGGGTGTTTTCTGTCCACTGAGAGTAATCTATATTTCCGGTTGTTTCGTCCACAGGAAACATAAAAATGCAAACGCCGATTTGGACTAATCGGAACTCCTCTGCGTTTTACGGGGTTGGAACCGTCGTTTTCGTTACTGTTTGATAAACGCCCGCATTAGTTTGAGAGAAGACTTGAAAGGAACCAGAAAGATGATCTTCTCTCACGTTTCTATAAATATTATATCAAAATTTTAGAAGAAATACAAATTTTATTATTGTTAGCTATTACCAACTAACATAAACATCAAGTGTTCCAAAATCACATCCACTATCGTACACACAACCAGACTTACCAAACGGAGTATCAACAACTGTGCCCCATCCAAGTTCACTTGATGCTAGACAGATATATCCATTTTCATCACAGACATACCCATTCTCGTCTACATAACGACCAGGAATTTGAAGCCCTCCGCCTGGAAGAACTTTCTCTGAATACCAAGTCCATCGATAACCGCCCCAATAAATTACTCCATTAAACATTAAATCATTTGCGCTATAATAGCTTGAGTAGTCATATGAAGGAACTTCTTCAACTACTGGTTCAGGCGTCGGCTCTGGAGTCGGCGCGACTGTTGGTTCCGGAGTTGGAACTGGAGTAGGTGTCGGTGTCGGTAAAGGTGTGGGAGAAGGGGTAGGAGATGCAGTCGGTGTTGGTCTTGGGGTTGGGGTTGGTGTTGGAGTCACCATTTCATCTAATAAAATTTCTACTTCTTCGGCAGCTTTTTCATTAGCTATAAATAGTTCATCCGCATTTTGAGTGCCTGCACTAACACATCCACTAATCCAAATCACGGGAAGTAAAATTCCCAAAATTACTAATCTTTTCATTTTAAATTCCTCCTTTGTTAAGGTAGGCGGCTGGTACCAGTGAAGAGACTTGAACTCTCGACTCCGTGATTAAAGTCACGTGTTCTACCACTGAACTACACTAGTATATATAACCAACCTTATCGAACATTGGAGCATACTTTTTAATTCTATTGTGAATTAAAACTCCCATTGGTTTTTCATTTCCATTTTCTTCTACAATATAGATCTGAGCACTATCTGTTGTAAAGGAGCCTTTCCCTTTGGGGGAAGTAAGCTTCTTCGCGCAAGTCTCAATTCTTTTCATATCGATTGTGTTCAAAACCACACGGCGCGAACCTCCAATAACTACAAAAATAGGCATACCATTTTCAAGTTTTGGAGTTATTTCTTTAATCTTTCCATGCCATTTCATCGTATATTCTTCGTGAATATCTGTTATAATGAGATGCGTTTTGACTCTAACTTCTGTCATAATTGACTCCCAAATGAATTGAAAAAATCAAGAATATTATTATCGACTTCGCGCGCCTCTACATCCTCACTTCTTGGGGCTGGCTTAGATTTATGACCTGGACTCTGTTCTTTCCAACATTCTAGAAAGTGTTTTCTGATATAACTTTCACTCGAAAAAGTTCGATGACACATGGGACAAACATACATTGGAAATCCTTCTTTCTTAATTTCTATATTTATTATATCAAATATAGTAAAAATTTTCAAACTTGGCGGCGGATACTGGTGCTGCCCCAGTGCTATTAGAGTCAAAGTCTAATGTACTTCTGTTATACGAATCCGCTACATAAACCGCCTTCGAACGAGGCAAAGACGGTCTAAGAAACTCCTTCTACACCTGGTAGACGAGCTAAACACAAGCTTCAATCCTTTCATCAATAATTCTCTGATTATCGTTTGCTTAAATGTGTACTCTTTTTATCGGAGAGTGCAAACCGATTTTTACTTTCCTTTATAGTGTCGATACCAATAACGATATTCTTCTTTTAAAGATTTAATTTCAATCACTGAAAGATACAAATTTATTCTCTGAATAGATTCCAAATATTCTTTCCACGAATATCTAAAGTAGTAATCACATATGTCCCATGAATCGTAGATTTTCTTATATTGCGCACCTCGGCATGAATCATCAAGACGGCGTTTTAAATATCTGCGCACAGCTTTTGAAGCTCTACGCTTTTTCCATTTTCCTTTCTTATCTCCACACCATAGTGTTTTTTTATAACTTCTACTCATATTTCTAAGCCTCCTTTTTAAGACTTAGAAGGCGTGCGTGTCATTTTTCATAAAACTTCCTCCTGTTCATTATCCAATACAATAACAAATCGGTAGGATTTAATTTGTTGGCAGGGGCAAAAGAAAATTTGAACTTTTAGTTAAAACAGTTGTACCACGTGAAGGTAAGTTCTTACAACCAGTGGCAGACGAGGATCGGACTCGCGACCTTTAATTTAGAAGACTAATGCTCTACCAACTGAGCTACTGCCACATAAGTTCGATTCCACTAAAGCAGTCATCGAGAACCGCTTGGATTTCAGACCCGCAGGTTACTGAAATACAATCACTACAGCGCCCATATAGGGCTTGGTCTTCAAGGGTAGAATCGAACTACCATTAATCAGTTATAAGCTGACCCTTCTAGCCATTGAAGTACTCGAAGAAATGGAGGTTCAGATCAGATTCGAACTGATAATCTACACTTTACAAGAGTGTTGCATCACCAATTATGCTACTGAACCAAAATATCGATAAGCTGAGAACTTGACTTATCACAGTGTCATCTTCTATAGTTGGATATAGCTATTCACACAACCGATTAAGTTGTAGACACCAATACCACCAGTTTTGTAACTACTGGCAAAATCTTACTCTGGAGAATTATAGATTTCCGTTCAACACATCGTCCCTTGCGAGGTTCAGAGATTGCGGTCTCTTACGGTTGCACCTACTAGTACTTTCTCACGCTTTGTCTTGCGAACTCGGCGCGCGTTCATATTTCAGAACGATAGGGTATTTTGCTTCTCCAAAGTCGCACACTCTTTTGCTTTATTTTTCTATTAACACTATAGCAAAATTTGTGTGTATCAAGGATGCTCAATGAACGACGAGGTGTACGTTTGACCATTCGTACCTTTTGAGTACGACCCAGTCATCGCCATTCTGCTCGCTTTGTTATCAGCTAACTTTCGTTCATTCTTCCTATCTTTCGATTTAAGAAAGAAATCGAAATCAATAAAGCACTAAACCTAACAAGATTCGCACCTTATAGCACTTTCGTAACCACTTATTTCTAAGTTAGTATAGGACTTTTTACATAATCCCTTCCAAACCATTGAATTAGCAGTTGCCCTCATCTTTAGGTTTGGATTAACGAATAGTGGCTTTCCATTAAATCGCAAATTTCTTCGCGGTCGCGCAGTCATAAGAGCAATTAACTACGCTTTATACGTATCGCTACGCTTATTTAAGGACTTGAAGCCAGCCCACTGTTAAAGGTTCGCATTATAGTAGCGAAGCACTGTTAAAGAGGAGAATTGGAATCGAACCAATATTCAGAGTTTAAAGTCTCCGGTGCTACCACTACACCATCTCCTCATAAATAGGCAGCTTAACGCACTGCCCTTAACCGAAAATCGATTGCGTCTTCCAGACTTGCGCGTTTAGACCGCGCTTAGACGTTAATCAAGTTACTGGAATATACAGCTAAAACTGCAAATGGTGCTGGATGTCAGACTCGAACTGACACGATGTTGCCATCAGAAAATTTTAAGTCTTCTGCGTATACCAATTTCGCCAATCCAGCATGGATAACCTTTTCAGAAGAAAAGCTCAACATATCTGTCTCACTCGCTTTTATCGCGCAAATTTCTTCCTTAAAGGCTATAAATATTATATCAAAAATTCAAACGAAAGTCAAATTTTTAAATCTTCTTTTCCAACGCACGAAGCTGTCGCCGCAACTTCTTAATAATTTTCTCATTCGCTACTGGATCTCTTTCCTTCAGAAGATTAATTCTATTTTCAATCTTTCTTACTTCGTAATCTCTTTCCATAGTAATTCTTCCTTTCAAACTTTATAAGAAAATTATATCAAAAATCTTCAGAATTTTCAAATTTTCTTTTGTGTTTTTTCTTTCTTGTATAATCTTTCTTGGATTTCATTGGCGCGCACTTCTTTCTACGTGCCAACCAAACCTCAAGTTGTGAGGGTTCCATAGGGGTTTTCCAATCTTTTCTTTCCTGACTCATTATCTTTCCCTCACTTTCTAATAATATTATATCAAATCTTTAAAAATTTTTCAAGCAATTAAAAACTTGTTATTTAATGTAATATCAAAGGCAATCTTTGCGTTGTAATAAGGAAGCTCCTTTATCTTCTGTACTATCGTATCAGAAAGATTTTTATAGAAATTTATCATCTTCGCGCCGACTCCATAAGACAAAGAATTTTTTTCAGTCTTAAAGACCTTGACATTTTGAAGAACCTGTCTTGTCATATAATTAGAAAAAATAGAAAAAATAATGAAAAAATCTTTTCTATCAACTTCTCTGTTGAAAATATGAAACTCTTTACCAACTATTCCATCACAAAAGAGACAATACTTACAATTTTTAAGGTTTTGAGAGTAATAGGTATAAGTACAATTCTCGCTCTTGTAAACTCCCATACAATCCTTTAATCCAATTGAATCTGCGATGCCATAACAACTGTCACAATCCTTACACTGATAAACGTCAGTACAGGCTTTAATCTTTATACTATTTATTGTGTAGGAGCTATGTTCGATATTTGAACCGTTGATAATATTATAACCGTTAATAATAATCTTACCATTCTGCACGCATAAAGAGTCTTTAACACCATCACAAGAATAAATAAACTTTGATTTATAGACATCTTGGCTACGACATACAAATTGACTGTTAAAAATTTTAAAACTTTCAAAGATATATTCCGAAGTATCAATGTCTAATACTTCTTTTATCTTCTCGAGTTCGTTATTATCATAATTCAAATGAAGGTAGGCCCAACAAATAAAATCTCTCTCAAGCTTTGAACCAACTTCTGCGCGGCAAAGGTAATCAATAAATTCCTCCCCATCTTTCAAAAAATAAAGATCTTCTGTATAACCTTTTTCCTTAATTTCATCAAGTTTAATCTTCATAGACTTTCACCGCCGTTCCGTCTAATTTAATTTCAATGTTGTACGGATGGTCGTGTTCAAACATTGCATATTCTGCGCTCTTATTCAAAAGCTTTAGAAACTGCTGAACTTCTGGAGTTGCGCGAAAATAAGCAACTGGATATTTATGGCCTTTTCCAACAACAAATGCTTCTAATTTATCTCGGCAAAAGCGAAGATAATCTGTATAAGATAAATTTAGAAGGCGCGAGGGCAATAAAATATATGAACCATCAATTCCATTTGGAAACGCGCTTTTAAAAGCTTCATGATTAACTTCAATTACACTATAGGTTGGCATATAAGGGCTTTCTTCGAGATTAAAATATTTCATAAGCTTAGTTCCTCCCATAATTCATGAAGTTCATCAAACTCTTGCGCGGTTAAAGTCATAAAATCCTTCCAATCCGATTTCCTAAAAATGGAAAAATCAACAGTTGGAAGCGGCTTATCAAACTTTTTGATTTCTTTCTTTGGAAGGGTAAAGTTCGGATCAATATATTTTTTGACTGTAGACGGCGCGAATCCAGTTTCACGAGCAACTGCGGCATAAGTCTTATGTTTTAGGTAAAGTTCATTAATCTTGATTACATCGTCTTTTGTTACTCGCATTTCAAATCTCCTTTCTCAACTTTCTATAATAAGTATAGCATTTTTTTTAGAATTTTTCAAATCTTTTAAATTCTATTATATCCATTTTTAATAGAGTTTTCTTCTTCTATCAATCGTCTTTCTAATTTTAAAGCTTCTTTTTTTGTTAAATTATCTTTTATTATTTCATGCTGAATATTATTCCAACCATATTTTATTATATCATTCCACATTTTAGAATTATTTTCATATCCTTTCCCATCTTTCCATCTTGTTTGAATGTTATTTGAAATTCCAATATACTTCTTTTTATTTGGAAAAATATGACAATAAACTGAATATTTATCCTCTTCTTTTTCTTTTTCTTCTCTTTTTAAACTTGCTTCAAATTTTAATTTATCTTTTTGAAAAAGATAATTCTTTTTTATTAAAATTTTAATTCCACTTTCGCTCATTGTCTTTTTAAAACCAAGTAAATTTTCCCATAAATCAGAACTGCAATAAATTTCTTCATTAAATGGAAGAGATGAAACATAGAAAAGAATTGATGTCGCAGCTGGACTATTAGTTTCTTTTAAAATTGAACAATATTCTTCTATTGATAATTG